CCTCCCCGGCTGGTACCCACCGTGTTTCTTCTTATATATAATATGGCGGGTACCCACCTGATTCTGCTAAGGTGCCGGCAGCATAATCAATCTTCCTCTCCGGCGAGAGCGGTCAAGGTTGTATGTATATATAAGGCCCTAACCAGGAGTAGGCGAAGCCTTAGGTGAAACCTAAATAAGAGAGAGATGGGCATGTAGGAAGAGGATTGGTCTTTTATCAGTATATTATATCCTATATATAGGAGAAATACACACTCACTTTATGCCCATATTTTATGCCAAAATGCTTAGGAATCGCTCAACCACGCGGGTTGGCACCCTCCCATTGGCTTTTCGGCCACATGCCAATTGGTCTTTTTTGGTACATGCCAACGTGCCCATTGGTCTTTTCGGGCACATGCCCATCCTGAGTAGCAAAAGGCTCTGGCACCAGCCATACTGCTGTACGATATATCGTACACCTCTTGGTTGTATGCATACAACTTTGACCCTCTGGATTGCACCAACCACGCGGGTTCCCAAGGTTCCAGTTAACAAGTTGTACGCATCTTCCCTTACCGTGATACAAGTTCAGATGTTCGGATGTTTGGCTATTGGCATGTGGCTAGGTACTGGGTGCTGATATGCTATCCTACTAGATTTATAACCTATCTATATGGTATCCTATATTATATATTCCTATATATATCTGGTATTGGCACATGGGCTTTTCACTTCTCCGCCTATTCTCCGCCTTTTGCGCGGAGCCAACCCATTCCTAGCATATGCAAAAAACAGGAGCGAGATTTTACTCTCGCCCCTATCTTTGAAAGGATGACATATATGATGGAATTATGCTGTCTTGGTTTTCTTTGCAGGCTTTTTCTCTGTCTTAGGCTTTTCTGCTACAGGCTTCTTTTCTGCTTTAGCCTTTTCTTTCTCTGCCTGCTTCTGTGCCTTAGCCTGTGCTTTGGCTTCTTTTGCTTCTGCCGCCGCTTTCTCAGCCTGGGCTTTTGCTTCTGCCTTAGTCGCATTGAACTGGCTGTATGTATTTACCAGTATCTGCAATACCTTGATGGCATCTGCATGTGCCACACGGTAGTTGTAGTAACTTACCTTACCACTACCCTTGGGCTTCTCTACCGCCTCACGGTTAATCATGGGGTTCGCGGGAATTAATGCATCGATATTCTTACCTACCACATAGATGATACCTGTACTGCTGATGTATGCCTGGAAGCAGTTCTTAGTTGTACCCTTACGGAAGATGTGGATGTAACGGTAGTCGTTCTCACCGGTGGCTCTAGGGCCTTCCTGCAACTCTGTGTCAAATACCAAGTCCACTACGGGGCTGTCTTTGAACGCATCGATTACGGTAGTACCGAAATCCTTATTGCTGAACTTAGGGGTAGCAGGCTTCTTCTCTACGGGCTTCTTAGCCTCTGCCTTCTTCTCTGCTACGGGGTTAACGGGTGTCTGGTTGTTAGTTTTCTTACTCATTATAGTTTCCTCCTTGAGTGTGGGGAGCACGGCGATAGAGTCGCTTGCTCGTTGTTTTATTGTAATTACATTATAGCATCCTGTTGAACATTATACAACAGGCATCTCTCAATGCCCACATCCTATCCCCGCTGGTCTCACCGGTGCGACACACGGGTGCCCGCCTACACAGACAAAAAAGAAAAGGGATACCTTAGTATCCCAAAGCCTTGAAGTCTACAAGGTCGCCAAGATATATCTTGGACTCTCTGCGCTCTTTGGCCTTCTTCATCTGGCGCTCTCTCTGCTCCTGCTTACGCATTTCCCTTCCAGCGAGTGTTACCTGATGGCTCTCTGCATAACGCTCACGGAGAATACGATTTACTCCCGCAAGTGTGCTGGCTATAGGGTCACCATCATAGTCGTTCATGTAGTAACCGGGAACAGCACATGCCATCCACTCTTCCTGACCCTTTGGAGCGTTGAGTCTCACAACACAACCTATCCACAGAACGTTGCCATTTTCATTGTAGCAGTCTGGCTGACTGTCCATGAACTTCATTACGGCTTCGTCAAGCGTGGTAGCCTGGACAGTAACATCTTCATGCTCTGCCACTCTGTCATAGTTGGGATAGTTATGCTTTTCATCCCAGTCAAAGAAAGAGATGGCATTGTCATTGTAGTAAGCGGAACGGATGTTGTAAGTTTTCATGGTTTTAGTCTCCTTTCAAGACGGTGCGTGTTTTCTTTATCTAAGAACATCTTAACATCCATACAAACATTATACAACAGGCATTTCATCATCCCGTTTTCTGTTGTCATCGGTAGGTACCAGCCGTATTCTATCTAAAAAGGAAAGGCAGATTACTCTGCCTCTTCCTCTGTTTCTGCATAGTACCTATCTTCTAAGTCCATATAGTCCTCATCCGATAAGCCACTAGGGTCAAACCCCATATAGTATGTTTTATCTAACCATTCACGGAATGTCATTACTTCACCCCCACGATATATCCGTTCTGGACTTTGCACTCAGCATACCATCTGTGAGGCTCAGGATAATGCGGGCCTTCTACGCAGATAGTGCCATCTGTGGGTTCATTTCCACCGAATGGACCGGGCTGATAATAGGTAATCTTCTGTCCAGCGGCTACGGCTTCTTTAAGTGCCTTCTTAGTTTTAAAATTGATTGTGGTATACATTAGTAATCTCCTTTCCATTTAACCAAAATTATGCATCATATGTTCTTTAATATCCAACAATTGTTTGCTCCACTCTTCACATTCAGCCTGCACTTCTTTTAATGTGCCTAAGCCCTTTTCCCAACAACAACCGTCGGCTGAATAGATTTTATAGGCTTTTATATATCGATGCTTAAGTGGATTGTAGTAGCCATCATCGGCTATCTTTATACCATACTTTAACTCTAATGCCTGCTTAGTCATCAGAACTCCTCCTCTTCCAAGAAATCATCGTAGTCATCAAAGCCGTTCCATGCATCATCGAACAGTACATCCAAGTCACTGTTAATTACCATAGCGGGTACTGAGTCTCCATCGTTCTCTGACTCTACCAGATACAGTGTTTCGCCATCGTAATCTCTCTCATCGATTACATACCATCTACCATATCTTCCCTCAATTCTGATTCCCTCTCTTCTGGCTATTGTGCTCATTTTGTCATCCTCCAATTAGTTTTTATAGGGTTTATAGTTTCCATAGAGTCTTGCTACTTTTCAATGCCCCTCAGATTGTATCAACCGTCGGAACATTTACTTGCTTCGCTTAGTTCTCTATCTGTATACAGCATAGCATCCTTGATAACATTATACAACAGGCAGTTTATGATATTTCTCAGGCCTTGCTATATCTACCTCGGCTGGTACCTACCTAGCACAGCAGTAAATGAAAAAGCAGGCGCAAGGCCTGCTAATTCACTCTTTTAAGATTAGCCCGTGTTTCATTATACCATTCCGTGAAACTATTATACCCGCCTAAACAAGGGTCTGAGGCATAATTCTCATTCCAATATTCAATTAGGTCTCTGTCTGATATTAAATCTCCTGGTACTCCAAATAGTCCTCGCTCATCAATATAATACCAAATCTCCGACAATCGCTTATACCTCCGTGTCCACTTTGTAAGTATTGCGACTTGTTTCCACTCTGATAATTTTGTGGCCAGTCTCAGGGTCAATGTATGCCCAGCCTACTGTGAAGTTCTGGTCATTGAACGAACAGATGTGGAAGTTGCTTGCCTCGTTATCTTCATCATACCAACGCTGACAGTCATTCCATGCTCCACGCTTTGAGGAACTATATCTACCATAAACATCATCGAGATAATAGCCAGCGTACCTGTTGTACATGTCAATAACTCTCTGTCCTTTTGCTGTGCTAGCTTTAATATATGCCATATTAGCCTCCTCGTATCACGTTTTAGTCGGCGTAAAATGCCTGCTTGCAGTGCTTCTTGTATCCTTCTTCTATAGTACCAAGTAACCTTCTATCTCCCTTATGCTGGCGATAGTATGCCTTTGCCTCAGTTGTATTCATACCGAATGTCCATTGAATGGCATCTAATAGTCTCTGGCTCATTTATGCACCTCCTACAGTTCCTTGTACTCGTTGAAGAGTTCAGCCACATCCGGGAACAGTTCTGCATATTTCTGGTAGGTCTGCATCTCGCTCTTGGATGCGATGATAGCGTCCATCTTCTTACGAAGTTCAGCCTTCTTCTCTCGATTAGCCACCCTTGCATCATATGCTGTAGTATCCACAACTGATACTACCTCACCGGCAACGATAGCGGTATAATCAGCGTTATCATAAACACCTTTTACCTCGAGTAAAACCAAGCCTCGGGTCTTAATCTGGCCCACTATAAGTTTGTTCTGCAGGTCCTCTGTTGCGGCGTTATCATAGTCGTACAATGCTAACCTAAACAATCTAGAACCTCCTACTTCCTGTGCCATTACTGTCTTCTTGAATAATTCCATTTCTTTGTCCTCCTGATTGTTGTTTATTGTAGATGTTGCTACCTGTACTGGTGATAAATACTGATGTTTGTAGGTACTACGTTCCCATGGGTCATTGGGAAGTTCTACTTCGTAAACGTATCCATATGCGTTTTTCCTAACCTTCTTGATTCTCATTATCTTGCCAGCATACTTATAGTCCGTATTAGGGTCAACTAACACTAAATCGCCTATTTGGTATGCATACATGCTTGTTGTAATCATTCAAACACCTCCTGTATAAGTTTTAATCTCTCCCACACTCCATGACCTCTGTTGCCATTAACGAAAGAATCATCTGCGTAAAACTCCTCTTCGGTATAGTAGAACGCACAGTTAAGGGTATTCTCAGCCTTGTCGGGATGTGCGAGTCTGAAAACTGCGATGGCTGTTTTCATGTCAGGCGCTTCTACTTCTGTCCACCCACCTTTGAATGGATAACTCTCTGATGTTCCGTAAGTAAAATAAAATTTAGGCATATGTGTCTCCTTTCATAAAACACGTTAACTATTGTTTATACTCTAAGTATAAGCGCCTATTACAATATATGCAACAGGCACTATACTATACCCTAGTAGTTATCGAGTCTTATTAGTGTGGAATAGTCACCGGTAAATAAACTACTGCCCATCTGTAACCAATCCATGTCCTTTGTACGCTTATTCGCGCCACGGTCCCACGAATCAAATCGTCTTAATCCCCGTGGTGTAAGTTTTTTCACCTCACAAAAGTTGTTACCGTCATGGTGACTACAGCGCACATACAGATGTCCCTTATCTGAATATACCTTAAAGTAATCACAATCTTTACCAAAATCTGCTATGAATCTACGCCAATCGGGATAAGTCTCGTATCCGTAATTTGTACCATTCCAGCTACCTACACTGCCTTTGACAATGATATTATCGCCATCAAGGATACTATCAATACGGGTTTCTAAATCATCCCAATCTTCCTGTGCGTACTCATAGGCTACGTCTCTTACATCCAGTTCGTCCGGGGTAACTGAGCCATCTTCTGAAAGTGATTCTCTGGCTATCTCTTCATAGCCGTCCATATCATAGTTATCGAAGTATACTATCTCCTTCTGCTTGGGCTTAGGCATAATTAGTCCCCCTTCTTCAACAACTCATTGTAAAACTTCTCCAACTTAGCAAAATCGCTGGCGCTGAGACCAAACACCTCGAAATACCCATAGTGGTAACAAATATCAATGGACAATCCATCTTCATCGTAGATATTGTCCATCGGGTCGCCCACGACATTTCTGGAATCAAATATGCCGTATCTAGCATCGTCCAAATTTTCCTCGATTACCTGTTTCGCTCTTTCTAACTTGTTTTCCATTTTTGTATCTCCTTTCAAGAAACTTTTGTTTTATCGTTACAAGTACATTGTAGCAACCAAATAAACATTATACAACAGGCAGTTAGTGTGACCCGCTTGGCATCACATTGGTAGGTACCAGCCTGTACTCAGAGCAAAAAAGATAGGCAGATTTCTCTGCCCATCTTCTCTGCCTTATTCTGCCGACTTATCGAACAGTTCGCGCATTATGGCTGGTACAATCATCATACTGGTCAGCATAAACATCATTCCCGCATCAGCAGGAGCATTGGGGTCCGACTTTAAATCGGATACGATGTTCTGAACTGCCTCTGAGCTTGCCTGCGCAAACTGCTCCTTTGTAATTGTGATTGTGTCGCTTGCCTGGGTTGTTGTAGTTTTTCTAGGCATATTAATTTTCCTCCTTATTATCATCCCACTTCCACTCAAAGTGTCCTTTGTCATAGAAGTAAGGCTGTTTATCGATTTCAAACTTACTGGATACTGGAAATGCCACACAGCCGTTGACTGTCAAGCCAAACGCTACCTCTCTGGCATAGTCTAAATCCATCAAATAGGGCGCTTCTTTTTCATCCCAAAACGCGGTCTTGCGTTCACCGAATCCAGTAACGAATTTGGGGCCCTCAGAGGTTAACACTAAGATGTAATTGTAACTTTTAGGTTGTTTAGATTTTTTAGTTGCCATAATATTGCTCCTTTCAAGTGCGCTTCTTATTGTACTTACAGTATATCAAGCCAATAAACATTATACAACTGGCATCTATTCGTTTTCTTCATCCTCCTTGCTGTTCTTAATATCCTGAATAATCTCGTCTACCACTCTGAAAGAGAATAGGGTAAAAAATATCAGCAATGCTACTCCAAATACCACGAATTTCATTCTTCTTTCTCCTCCAATTCATACCAGCCTTCTTCAACTCTCGCAGTGCAACCTGTAAGGGTATCGTCTGTCTTAGGTCCGTAGCAACACCAATCCATAGCGAAACTTAAATCAGTACCATTGGCTTTATAATGCTCCAGCACAATGTCATAGACTGCCTTAGACACGTATACCTTATTAGGCTCATACATTCTTACGTCCTCATCGGACACACCAGTCAGTCGGGCAATCTCTTTATATATTGAGATGACGCCGCTGATGTTTTCGGGATTAAGTTTTACAATTTCCATATTGAATACTCCTTTCGTGTTCTTGTGATTTTATCGTAGCACACATCTAAACATTATACAACAGGCGCTATTCGACCGCTCAAATTTGAGCACTCGGCTGGTACCTGCCAGTATCTGAGCACAGAAAAACAGCAGAGCCAAGGGGAACTGAACTCTGCTGTCTTCCATAGAGGGGGTTGGGGGTGTTTGGAATATTGTTACCTGTATATTATATCACAGGATAACTTACTTTTCAACATAGTCTGAGTGGCACAGGTCTAATATCTTCTGCCAATCGGCTTTATCAATAGGTGTGTACAACCAAGCATGACCATACTTATACATGCCATTGTACTCAAGCCCATGATATTCTACTTCATATAGGCCTATGGATTCAAGATATCTGCAGGCACTACTATAATCATACTTATTGCCTGCTTCTTTCCACTCTTTTATTGCGGCCTCTTGCTCAGGTGTACCGGCGGTTAAGTCGTTAAGATGGTATTTCTTCCACATATCATATATGGTATCAAAGACGTATCGGTCTCGTGCATCATAGTTAAATCTATCCCTATACTCATTTATGATTTCAAGACATTGACCACAGCATACACAACCGCTTGACCAGTTATTCAGAATCTTTCCACTAGCACTAAAAGTGGGTCTGTCAAATGTATCTACACCAAGTGTAACTTCAAGTTCTACTCCGTTACTCCTTCTACCCGGTGTGCGGTAATCTATCTTATTGCTTAACCTGAACTTGTATTTCTCTTCCTTAACTCTAGCCATATGTTGCTCCTTTCTGTCTCATTGACAAGTCAATCTTAACATACCAAGAAACATTATACAACAGGCATATACACGCGCGTATTATATTAATGAAGCAACTCATTCGCCATCATATCCACCGAAATGTTCTGAGATTTTAGTAGTATCGCCCTTATAGAATACGAGGATATTCTGATGATGCTTGCCTATCTTTCGACTCTGGTCAAAGTACTTAGGTGCTCGGATAGGAAGACTACCAATATTATTCTCTAGTATAATCTCATTATAATAGTATAATCCTGCCCTCTGCAAGATATTTATAGTATCAGACACAAATCCATAATATGAGCCTGTCTTCGGATTACGTATCTCTGAAACCACTATTACAAAGAATCTATTATCCTTTAAGTTATTTGCCGCAGTATTCAGACAGTGGAAATACCTATCTAAAAACTCAATGTACGTAGGCTGATTACTTAAGTCACGAGAATCCTCTGAATACTTTTCAAGATTATAATAGGGTGGACATGTAAAGACCATATCAGATGTACATTCAGGTAATACTATACTGGAACTATCGTCACATATCCAACACACTCTATTCTTTAGTGGCTCACCCATCTCTTCCACCACTCTCGCTAACTGGTCTTCATTTGCTACAACTTGTGAATGGGATAAGTCTATGCCTACATAATCATGACCAAGTATTCCTGCTACGATTCCTCTTACACTGCCACCAGCAAAAGGGTCTAGTATCACACCGCCGGACGGGCAGAACCATCGGTACATGAGTTCGCTTAATACTGGGTCAAATGTACTTGTCCTCTCTGGTGTCTTTGCTTGCTCACCTCTAGCACTGAATGTATTTACAGGCATGGCGTTATTTCTTTTAACGTCTCTGCCTAATGTGCTCTCTATGCCTAAACTTTCCCACATATCTTTTCTTCTCTGCCATGCCGCTGAGATTGTATTCAGAATAGAGAACGGAGGCACTATATACTTATCCGCGAGTAGTCTTTTTGTTGTATCTGATTTTTCCATTTTGAATAAAGGCATTTTCTATCTGTCCTTTCAATATCGAGTCTGCTATAGGATAACTGATATACTCATCCCACACATCTTGCACTGATACTTGGTATTCATCCTGCTCCCGTCGTAGTGTTTTACCTAACACTTCAAGACAATGGATATAGTATGCATCATCGGAACTTATGAGATGTTTGTCCATGAGTGTTATACTTTCTTGGCAACACTTCCAACAGCATCCACACCGGTGCGGTAGTAGTGTTATACCGTACTTATTCTCCGTACGCTTCTTCCAATGCTCTCTGAAACGATAGGGACTTATGCACGACATTGAGGCCTGTATCAGATTCATATTTCGACCAAGCATCAAATATGTGTCGGCTTGTGTACGTAATGGTAACTGTATATGAAAATCTGGTAACATTCGCCGTACTATCTTGTCGAAAGCATGCCACATTTCAGGACTATCTCCACCGCAAACATCAAATGGCATATTTTCTAACTTGCTGTCACTAAAATTACCAAATGCAATGTTCGGTGCCACGCAACTGTGAACTGCCCAAGAAATTGCTCCCCATGCGATTATATAGTTCTTAAGAGGATGTTCTACAAAGTCGTGAGTACCTGATAACGTACACTCGTCAATCACGTAGGGCAAATTAAGTATCCTTGCAATCTCTTCAACTGCTTTATACTCATCATAATATACCTTATTTATACCATGCAAGTGGTAGAGATATACGTTGTAGCCCAACTCCTTGTAGTACAATGCTGTAGCAATACTATCTTTGCCGCCTGATATGCATACTACAACCTCATCCTGTCTAGGTGTATAACCTAAAGGAAATACTAACTGCTGTATGTTGCTGTCGACCATCTCTCTACGCTCATACCACGGCACTTTACAATCTAGGATATCCTGTATGTCTGCAAAACTCTTATCATAAGGCATCTGAATTAACTTCTTTGTGTCCGCACTTGATACATAAGCATACAAGTCCAAAAGTTGTACGTACAACTTGTTGGGTATAGGATTACTTAGTGTTACTGTCTGCATACTTTCTCCTAAATAAAAGGTTCTTATTGTCACGCTTAGACTTTTCTAGGCAAGTCTTTCCCATGCCTACTTTTCGATACTCGGGATTCTTTAATCTGCGACCACACCGCAGACAGTAAATATATTCTTTTTCCATAGTCACCTCACAGAATGTTGGTTAACACATAATCAACTGCTACGTCCTCATCTATCTTACCAGACTTGATACCGCTCTCAACTGACTGAATCGTTCTTATGAGCCACACCAAGTCTCCGTTACGATATATTCCTGCTTTGCTCTTGGCTACTTTAATCTGCCAAGGTGTAAGTCCAGTGCTATGAGCAACATCACCATCACCGCACGACTGTACTTGAAGCAATTGCTTGGCATTGGTATACAATACTGACAGCAACGCTAGTGGATGCTCCCCAATAGCATTACAATTCTCCAATAATGTATATGCTCGCCTAACCTGATGGCGGAGCACTGCATCTACAAAATCAAAAATAGCATCATAAGGCTTCTGTCGAATAGTGCCGTCACTTAACAAATCTCTAAACGCCTCATCATACGTCATATCGTATCCATGTTCTTCGCCAAAGCATGCATACTGCTTTACCTTGTCAGCCTCTAAAAACATTCTTGAATAGTCGTTATCGCACACCTCAATTAACTTCTCAATGTTGCTGTCTGACAATGCTATTTCACGCTTCAAATACACGCTTAGAATTGACGAATTTAAGCGTGTAAACTCTACAATAGTGTTAGAGTACGTCTTATAGAATTTAGAGCGTTTATCGAGCGTGTAGAACGCTAAAATCAGTATGTTATTTTTCAGTGCTTCGCCGTTTATAAATCTATCCCAAACTTTCTCTTCCTTTAAGAAATCAGTATCGTCATGTATCACGTATACTTTACGCTTATTGAGTATGGAAGAGCCAGCACTAGTCTGTACTATACTTGACACGGTATCAGCGTATACCAACTGAGCGTTTGCCACTTCCGCTATCTTCTTTATATAGATGGACATTATACCAATCTCTTCACCAGTAAAGATATAGCAAGGTGATAATTCTCGACTCTTTATTTGGTGTTTAACATCAAGTAATGTCATAGAACTGCATCCATTCCTTTCGTATGTCTAATATCCACATATCTATCAAACTCTGCTTTGAAATGCCTGTTACCTTTAACGACTGCAAAGTTTTGGAAGTAATCTTTATCGCCGTCGCATATTTACTTACATCTTCCCGCAATCTGTTACTGCACTCAGTAATGAAGGCTTTTAAGAATATTCTTATATCGTATCCTTCGCCGTCATCTTTCATCTTAAGTTTATCCGCAATCTTAAAGCAGTTTGCACCACTTACTGTTGCTATGTTGTCTACCACAGTATTCACAAACTGATAGAACGTGGGCACTCCGTATTCTTTAAGAAGGTCTACTTCTCCTGGTGTCTCGCACACGTTTGCAATTACTGGCATTTCGTCAGTGCTGAATTTATACCTCTCAGCGTACTGACCAATCTCAGTAGGAGTGTACGGTTGCATGTTTATTACAGTTGCTCGGCTCTGTATCGTTTCAAGTGTATTGTTTATATCCTCAAGGGACATCATAAAATATACGTTCTGCGGAGGTTCTTCTACAATCTTCAACAGTGCATTTTTAGCCGCAGGTGACATTTTATCCGCATCAGGAAACATACAGAATAACGAGTCAACCTTAACTGTATTGGCCAATTCGATTGACTTACGTACATCATTTACAGATGTGCCGAACCAAACATCACTTGCAGTGTTACCTCTGCGCTTGTACAAATTAAGTGTCTCATGCATTAATGTATGCCTACCACTACCACGACCACCCACAAGTACAATGAAGTTCGGTAATCTATCATCCATAATTAATGTTTCAAGATAATCTAATATTGCGTTCTGACCTATCATAAGTTCTCCTCTACCATCTAAATGTCACACCGCAGTGGGGACACGTATCAGGTAATTTTTCATCAATCACCTCAAATATCCCACCGCAGTTGTTACATGTGTATTCTTCTACCTTTCCTTTCGCAAGCATCTTATTTCTGTATAGTTCGTCCTTACGTTTCTTAAACTGCTCAAACTCTACGATTGTGCCCAAAGTTTTCTGCTCCTCTCAATGAATGATATCAAAGTAGCCTCTATCAAAGCCTTCGCATTGGTCTCCCACTTTAAATCTGCATTGAGTTGAACAATCACATCCAACAAGTCCGCTGTCGGTACTGTTACATGAGCAAATGATGTTACCTGCGTCTTATACGTACTAGGTATTCCTGTATATTCAAGTGTGCCAGTAATCTGATACTTTCTCATATCCAAAACGAATACCATAAATGACTTCATAAACTGCTTCAAATCTTTACCGTCAAAGTACAATCCCTCAGTTATCTTAATTACCTCGTCATCGTTTGTGTCGAGAATGGACTTGTACAGATTGAACATTGTGTTGTAGTCAACCGTACCAAGGGCTTTAATAACCGCTTCTATGTCTATGTTACTATCATATGATAACACTTTATCTGTGAGCGTTAAAGCGGCTCTCATTCCACCATCAGCCAAGGATGCGATATAATTAAGAGCCTCATCAGTATACTGAATATTTGCTCCTGCTTCGTTTTCCCATCTGATTACGTCTTTCAGTCTGTCAATAATGACATCAATGGGTATTCTCGCAAAGTCAAATCTCTGGCAACGAGACAAGATAGTGTTAGGCACTTTCTGAATGTCTGTTGTTGCTAAAATGAACACTGTCTTTGCCGGGGGTTCTTCAATAAGTTTCAGCATTGCCGCCCATGCTCCTGCGGACAGCATATGTACCTCGTCAAGGATATATACTTTATATTCGCTGTCAAGACTCTTTGTTTTAGCCTGCGCTGTAATCTCTCGTATATTATCTACGCTGTTGTTACTTGCGGCATCAAGTTCGATGGGATTTCCGTGCCCATTATTTATCTCATTCGCAAGTATTCTGGCACAAGTCGTTTTACCACAACCAGCAGGCCCAGTGAAAATGTAGGCCTGCTTGAATGTGCGAGTGAGTATCTGGTTTTCAAGAATTGCTGTAATGCTACCCTGGCTACATACATCACTGAATGTTGTCGGGCGATATTTGATTGCTAATGACTGCATCAATCATTCTCCTTATATATGTATTTGGCATACTGACAAGTGTTGCCGTATCTATCGGTTGCTTCAATCATCATAGTGTCGATGTCCATCGTCTTTCTCAGATTGAAAATGATGGCTGATAATCTTGTAGCGCCATACAAATCAATGGCTTCCCAAGATGTAATGCTACCAAACTCCTGCAAGTGTTTTTTAACTAACTGGTGCTTGTTCATTCTCTTCTCCCTCCTCTAACAACTTCTGTAACATCTTTACACGGTCACGCACATAAATAAGTTCTTCAAGTATTGAACGTGTTTCTATCGTTGCCCAGGAGAACGGCAATTCGCTATATTCAATATCAGGTAACTTACCAACTTCTGCAAGTACCTCTGCGATGTATCCACAAATGCGGGTCTGTAACGTCATACGTCCTCCTTTAAGTAGTTTACAAGTTTGCGGAAAAGTTTCTCATTAATCACATAGTAGTTTGGCTTATCAGGTCCAAAGTTAAATGCTAATGCTGAGTAATCTTTTCCAACAGCGAAGGCTTCTTCTGTATTCTTATCGAGCCATTCTTCTTTTATGCTGAAAGACTTTTTATCTTCCATACAGGTCTTACATTCGATAAGAAACATTTCGGTATTTACATCGCCCTTCCTAAAAGCAGTAGCGCCGCTGTTGGCGACTACTTTGCCACCAACAGACTTTGCTACTTTATTCTCTTGCCTTCTGCTGAAATACCGAGTTGACTCTTTATTACTTGTCATACTGCTCCTTATTTCTCAACATACCAAAACTCGTAGGTCTCATCGTATCTCAGGCTGTAGTCACCAATGAAGTTGTTGAGCACTTTGGTCTTTTCATTCTCAATCACGATTACATTCTTGTTCGTGTGAGTACTGCCATAGAACTTACGACCATGACCAGCAACACCGGGTCTGAAAAGAACACGATTCTTCATTACTGTCATCTCGATATACTCGCCAAACTTCTCATCAGTCTTATTGCGGAAAGTAATGCTGTAACGATACTTACCTAAATCTTCTTTCTTCGCATGTGTCGCGGGCTTTACTCTGCTGATAGTCACATCTGCATTTGACCTGCCGTTACGGGATGAGTCGAAATCCCACCAATCAAATAACTCATTCTGAATTGCTCTGGTTGCTTCGTCAATCTTCTTATTAGGTTGCATAGTTTAATCTTCCTCCGTAGATTCTGTTTCCTCAGTTTCATAATCACTCCAGTCAAGCGGTGCATAAACTGCAAGTACTTTTCTTAACGGCCACTGCTCTGTGCAGGATACCTTCATGGCCATTCTTATCGTATCATCCTCGGGGTCATTATTAACTCCTGACTCATAATCGATTACTACAGCCAACTTACCCTCGTCTGAATTTTCAGTATCTTCGACTAGAATATTCTGACCTACAGTAATGCTTGACCAACGGGGTGCTCTGAACAACTGAGGCATTTCACCTTCAGGCTTAGCAACTACTAAGCCGATGTAATTTGAATAACTCATAAATATTCTCCTTTCATGAAGTTCTTGAGTTCTCTTGTTTATAGTAACATTATACAACACGTTTTAAGTAAAAGCAACAGGCAGTTTACTTTTTATTTTCGTTTAAATCTCGTCCGCATTTAGGGCAATGCGTAATTGTTGTACGATAGACATTTGTCCCGTACTTCACCACCAACTCATGCTTATCAATATCTATCCAAGCATGATGGTTTATTAGATGTGTAAAGCATTTACAGCCATCTTCATAATCGTACTGACAATAATAGCACATTATTACACCTCCTTACCACTAAGTACAGCAACCACGCGTCTAAATCTCTGCTCATATAACTGCTGTGCCGCATCTACTTTCTTAGTAGTTTCAGCAGTCCACTTCTCGGTGTAGTACTCAATAAGTGCGTTCTCCTTTTCCATGCGACATGGACTTTTCTTGGGTCTGCCATTCTTACCGAGTACCACGAGATTATACTCGTTAAAATAATAATCAATATCTCCAGCACACATATAAACCCATACTCTTGTCTGTGCTCTATCTAAGGCTTCTTCTCTTGTCATTTTTCTTCCTCCGTTTTCTTATCCATTTTTCAATTTTTCTGAGTGCCCAGTCAAGGAACATAGCAAGTCCTACAAAAAACAGACCGAGGGGAATACCTACAGCAAAGCATAAAATCGCCTCTATTAGGGACATTCTGTCACCTCCTCAAGAAATTTTTGTAATTTGATTTCATTCATGCAATCGCTACAATAAACGCCTTCTTTGCCTTCAATCTTGTACAAGAAACACATCCAGTGTCTATTCCACTTTCCGCGCTGTTCACACAATCTGCATTGTCCTTGTCCTTCACCCTTTGCTCTAGTTATTTTCATTCTTCACTCCCGTATTCAAAATGTTCGTCAAAATCAAAACCACAGTCATCGTACCAGGTAATCCAGTCCTCTACATCTTCGTCCCACTCTTCAAGACCTGCCGCACTGCAATGGTCGGGAAATACTCCCTCATCAACTTTTGTGTTAACAAAATCTGCAATGGCATCAATCATGGTCTTTGCTTCTTCCGGAGAAGATACCTCTTTGTAGTAGGGTTTTGTTCCAAGTATAAAATAGTACATTCTTAATTTCATTCACTCACCTCCTTTATATACTGCTCAGAATCAGACCAAGGACCACAATATTCCCTGGCTACACAGTAAGAGTGCAACTCTTCAATGGAATGTATCTCCACGTTTTCAGGAAAATCATAATATTCCATCCAATCCATAAAGAAATGACGTTCAAGTGGTCTTGGATAGTTAGCAATAAATATAGCAAACTCGTCCCGATTAACCTTTTTCATATTTCCTCCTTATAATCTAAAAGTAATTGAGCATCCTTAAGCATACTTTCAAATTTCTCCTTGCTATCGTTATCTGAATCTTTCGGATTAGAACATGAAAATCTGCCAGTGGAAGTAAACAAATTAAACTCGTTAGCGATTACTGATATAGGCTTAATCTTCTCCGTCATACTTCCTCCTCATCCTCGGGTTTATCATGGATTAAATCACATAACTCGTCATCGGTAAGACCGATAAACTCTTTGCTTATTCTGATTACCTCCCTTAATAAATCCTTTACCTGTTTCTCTCCCCATCTTCTTCCTAACTTCCTGCCATCAGCGAAGCCTTTATAATACTGCTCTCTGTCTCCCTCAAGAGCCTTGAGCAGTCTGTCTTTATCAACATCCACACCCACCTTCATGCAGGTCTGAACAATCATGTTCCCCAAATCGTCATCATATTGCTCCGTCATTGGTTCTACCAAATGGCTGATTGATATGGGACTCTCATACATGGGTTTTTCCTCCTTCTCTACCGTTACCTTGGGTACTTCCATCAGGATGTTTCTAAACTCATTATCCTGTGGAAATCTGCCTTCATAGAATGCTCTTAACAACTCGGTTTTCACTCTACTTCCTCCTTATCAACTATCGCACTCTTTATTATCCAGCCTGACCATTCTATCTTGGCTAAATCTTCTTTGATGCCATCAACATCTTCAATGTCTCTGCTTATTCCCATTTTGCTGAGACAAATGGGACCTATGCCATAGTGTCTTGATACTGGATTGGTTAACTCTTTACCACACACTGCACAAGTTACTGTAGGATAACCAAAGCCGTGAAGATTCATATACACCATGCCTCGAGTTTCTTTCTCGGTCTTGCCAATCATAGTTCTCATGGGCATTGGTACATTGTTATTCCACTTAAGCATAAAATCAAACTCAGGCGATGCAGGCTTAGTCATGTACTGCTTAACTGTTATCTTTACTTCGTCAGAATGTGCTTCTTGCACTGTCTGAGACTCATTAACAGCGTTTTGTTGCTTGCATAGTAACTTTATACATGTAGACTCGTTAAAGTCGCCTGGAGAGCGTTGGAGAGCGTCCTGTATGCTGTTGTAATGCTGACCGTCTATCTCTACTTCACCGGGCCAGTTCTTCAACTGATTAATCATCTTTTGTTCTCCTTAAACATTATACAACGCGGGTTATTTGGAAATTTCTGAATTTTTTACCGGCGAGTTTTCAGCATCTTCCTCATCTTGCTCTTCTTCTTCGACTATCCAATCTTCATCGAAATCTTCACCGCCACAACAAGGACATGTGTAACTGTACATTGGCACATTACTTCCCCAAAACTCTACCCAATCTGTATACTTTCTGGGTTCATCGAAATATTCTTTGCAATCCCTGCACTTGTACATCTTTAGTTCCTCGCTTTCTTTATCTTACAAGAACATTATACAACGTATTTATCTTAAAATCAAGAGGACGCTTTATGCGCCCTCTTTTTTTTATTCTGCAGGCTCTATGCCGTCCTCGCCAATCAAATAACAAGTTTCGTTATCACTAACAGCTGACTGAATATAGTAGAGCATCCTCGCACTCTCATACGAACCATGCGGCGCTTTTGCTAAAACTCGATACTTGGCACCTTTATAAAGTTCATCCTGCAATCGATACGATACGGCGAGTTTCTTATCCTCAACGTGCTCAACTACCCAATCAGTGTAATATTCATACTGACTTCCGGGGTTAGTAATTACAACGATATCACCGACTTCTATTTCAGCAGTCTTGTCAAACCAACGATTACGACATTCCTCACAAGTTGCACTATCATCCTCGAACTGACAATTATTACAAGCCATCTCATAACAGTTTTTTAAATTGCCACTCCTATCAACTGCAACCTTATACTCACGATATACTATCTGCTTAATAAGTTCATCATTTCCTTTGATGTACTTTTCGTAATTTGTCATTTAAAGTTCCTCCTACTCTACTTTAAGTTCAACCTTCCCATCTCTTTCCCATTTAAACAGTAAAACTGAGAAATCACTTAAATCATCAGCAAAATAACTCTCTACGGATTCATCATCCAGCATTGTATCTGCAATATTGCCAACAATATTGGCAACTCTTGCTAATGCCTGTCTATCATAGTCATCAAATGTAATAGTGCAAACCCTATCGCCTATAATCATTCTAAGTCCTCCTTCAATTCGTTGGCTGTAATCTTAACCGGCACAAGTGTCTGAGGCATAAACTCGATTTCATAAGCATAGGGTGAAACATTAACACCTGATACATCTTCGACGGTGTACATTGTCCACTCATTCAGGTAAATGTAATGCTTCTGATAAATCTGCTTAGCCTTATCAATTTCCACAAGTACTGCGATGCCGTCAGTAACATCCTCAATGGAAATCTTGCCCGTCATCTGCAGGATGCACTTATCAGTTCTTGTGTTGATTACCGTAACTCTTCTTGTGACATTAAAGTTATCGGCTTCTTTACTTACATTGTATGATACTCTGTGAGCCTCTCTTTCCAGAAAGCATCCGCTCATAATCAATGTTGCTAAGATTAATAGGGTTAAAACTGTTTTCTTCATTTGTGTTCTCCTTTGTTTGTTTATCTTATGAAAACATTATATAACATATTCAAGTAAAAATCAACAGGACGAATCGTCCTCGTCATCGGGAATAATCGGTGCTATCAGCATATTAACCTTTCGGTCAACTTCTTCCAATTCTTCTTCAATCTCGGCAAGATTCTCATGCACCTGCGCTGTGCTGTCTGCGAGGTCTTTAAGCATCTTCAAATAATCCATGCCCATCTTCAAATAATTGGTATTCATTATGTTGAAAGCCCGAGTTATACTAGAACGCCAATAACCAGTTGCAATTACTGCTGTAAAACCTAGTGTCACTAATACGATTAACATTAACTTTTCGTCTGTCATATTTTTTCTCCTTTTATCGTTTCTGCGTTTACTGCTATTACTTTCTGTAATGCTTTTTCGATTGGTTCATCGGGTACAGCAACCCTTATCTTTGCACTTAAGTAGGTATCAAAAGTACGATAATCCTTCTCAGCATAAATTTCCATACACGGGATTATGCGCTCAGCCATACGTTCTGCCATCTCGTGCAGACTAAATTCAAATGCCTTTTCGGGGTCTGTTCTCATAACCATGAATGGTATTTTTACTCTCTCAGCAAATGTTGCAGTTCTAAACTGCATCATCTCAATTCGTAATGGTGCGGCCCAATCATCATCTACCTGATACTCAGTACCACAATATTTACACTTGCTTATACCAGTATGTGAGATTGGTAACATCTGACCGCAGTTCGCACATCTAAATGCTTTAGGTTCGTTCATTTTCTTCTCCTGTCTCATATAAGATTATAAACGCTTGGTCTGTATGTCCGGGTATTTTATTAACTTTTGTTTCTGTGACACTTAACACTTTATATCCTCTATTTTGAATTGCGCTTAATGCTTTTTCAAGTTCATATGCTACTGGTTCGTAGGATACTATCTGGTTAATTATTCTTGTCTCAATCATTCTTCCCCCTTATCTGCCATGATTTTCAACTTCCGTCTTGTGGCTTTTGAATTGAGTCTCTTTTCCTTTTTCCAACTATGCGGATGGTTTTTTGCTCCGCAACAATACTTCTTGTAGAATCGGTCAAGAAAGGCTAACTTTTTCGTGCTTCTCATTCTTCCCCCTTATCTGCTTCAATCACACTCGGAGCGACACAATTTATTATTTTTACGTTCATAAGTGGGTGAGTTGTTATGCTGAAATACTTTCTAAACGTTTCTTCGTTTTCCACCACTTTATCAATGTCAATCAATCTTCCGTGTCCTTTTGGAAGTTCTATGCCGTTCCAGACAATCTCGTCCATCTCGGTAGCCATGCCAAACTTAATGCGTTTCTCAAGATATTTGTACACTTCATCGGGTATCTTAATAACAATCTCTTTCATCGGTTACTCTCCTTTCTGCCAAGGCGAAACATACGGCGGTTTTGTTGGAACTTCGTTTTCGTATTCATCACCTTTACGCAATCCCTCGGAATGTTTCTTTAATTGGTCGAAGTGACCTCTCATAAAACGTCCGTACTGATTGTGATTGTGCGTTGTTCTGCTTTCAAAATCCAAGTACAAACAAATTGTGGCAAGCGTTTCAAGAATCTCTATAACCGCTTTTTTGTAGGTCATAAGTAATTTAAACTTTTTTATCATCGGTTACTCTCCTTTCAATCTGCGTACCTTTTTGCCGAGTCTTATTGCTTTACGCAACTTCCACTCAAACTTTATCTTTCGCCATAATGACTTATGGGGATATATGAATTTATTTATCATCGGTTACTCTCCTATTCAAATTCTGTGTAATCACTAAATCCGTTCACGTCAAGATTAAGGTTTATTGGTGGCTCTGTTCTCCTATTCCATGCTTCGATTGCTTCTTCTTCTGTAGAAAAAAGTCTGCTTTCTACTTTAACCATCGGTTCATCGAACCCCTCACATATATGCATGAATCCATGTACAGAGTTATCTCTCTCAGAATACATCTGTACTTTTTTACTTCCACAAAAAGGGCATGGTTTTAATTCTGTCATCCTTCCTTCGCTTTCTGTCCTTTGCTTTTCAAAACATTCGTCGGTACAAAGCACATAAGGCTTCTTGTCGATACGAACAGTAACAGGCTTGTCAATGAACAACGTTGCTACATCATCTTGGTTTAAAACAATAAATTCAGTCATTCCTTGTCTCCTCTCAAAATATCCTGGATTACATCTAATCTGCCTATATCGGCAAACTTCTTTATGAGTTTCAAGTTGGTGTTTGCTTCGCTCAAATCTGCTGTTAAGTTATTCAACTTGGCCAGAATAATAAAGTGTAGAATCTCGTATACATCTTCTACCAAATCATTCTTAACGGCTAACGTTGCGATTTCTTCTTTGGTCATTCTTCATCCTCGCTATCTGCTTCATCATCAGGTATCATGATGTATCTTTCGGGCGGTGCAATTACTTCCATTTCGTCCTCTTCGATAAATTCCTCTGCAAATGTATCGTATATTTTCATTTTTTCTCACCTCCTACTTCAATCCAATTTCGTTTAAACTCGTCCTTGGATATGTCGATTGATACACTCTTGTTTGTTAAGTGAACAATACTTCCTGTTTCGTGTAAAAGTGTCCATCTGCTTTGTGGGTGACACCAAATATGTGCCGTATAAAATGTTCCATAAGCGTACATTATCTGTGTTTTTGGTCTATACTTCTTCATTCTTCGCCACATCTCCTTCAAACAGTTTGTCAAAATCTTTTTTCCACATAACTTCTACGATTAATTCACCATCACCGCAGAGCATTGTCTGTAAGATAACGATTGGTTCAAGAACTTTCCAACCATTGTCTTTGTGATGTAAATACTGCGGGTCTTTAGAAAAAATATCATCTGCCAAGTTGCTTCGTATATGGAGACGAATAAAGAAAGAATCTCTATAACTCTTTATAAGTGTTCCACTAACTGCGTTTATATTTACTTTGTTATTGGCTTCATAAGTATTAAACATTTTCGTTACCACTCCAATCTGCACTTGCCTTCAACTAATTTCCTAGCAACATCAATTGCTGTATGTTTATTTATCTGGTATTTATTCTCGACTTCAATTGTTTTGTCAGGTACAAGGTCATCCCCAAGCCATCCAAGATGGTCATACCCTCTATCCACTCTCTGCCAAGTCACTACAGAAGTTTCTTTAACAATGTAGGTTCTACCTTGTAGATTCTTTCTGTAAAAATCGAGCCATTCTTCTATGGCGGCTTTATCAACTGGTTGACTAATATTTACTCTCATAATAGTTCACTCCTTCTTGCTTTCATCTTACAATAACATTATACAACGTGTTTAAGATAAAAGCAACAGGCAAGACAAATCTTAGTATCTTGCCTGTTAGTTAAATCGGTGAGATGGGATTTGAACCCACAAATATCTGATAAGTACTTCTATATCCGGACTCTATTTTCCTCGTCATCGATACATTACTGAGTTTAACCGGTTCTCAGTAAACGACTCTACCTCTTCGTCCACTCACCTAGCGGGAACAGAAGGATTCGAACCTTCAACCAGACGATTAACAGCCGCCTGCTCTACCATTGGGCTATGTTCCCTGGTCGGTTTAAGTAACCGAAACTGCACATCTTCCGAATTTGGCCTGCTCGTATATTAAGACAATCCTTTGAACTTACCGTTTGCACGGCTGTTCGTCTTAATATCTTACACTGGGTCACGGTAACATTTGCTCTCTAACCCTCGCTGAGAACAAAAGGACTCGAACCTTTGTCTGGACTATCCATCGATATCTTCGGATTTCAAGTCGTATTTTACCAATTAAACTATGTTCTCGGGCACCCCGTAGTGGACTTGAACCACGATATGGCCATACTGAGTTTGTCTGTTACTAAGACCAGCGTACTCGACTCTTGCGCTCACGGAATCTATGGTTTCTTTTCACATTACACTATACGGGGTATATTAATTTTTAAATTTGTCGGTCTCTCACAAACAGTTTATCAACTGCGGCACATCTCGACTACTACCTTGGGTGAGGATTCGCACCTCACATGGACTTCATTGACGGACGTGGCACTCATTAACTGAGGACTTGCTCTATTCTCTACGTCAATGATTGATTGGTGGAGGCGTACTATCTGCTTTACCCACGTTTTTTATGAGCCTACAACACGCACCATTTCCTATTAGCGATATTTAGCGTCTACCTATTCCGCCACCAAGGTACTGTCTTTCATAAAAGGAGTCAATATATGTCGTGAAGCGTATCATTCTCGTTCACTTCACAATAACATTATACTAAATATTTACTGATATTGCAACAGGTACTACATGTTCATCTGCTCGTTAAGATAATCCTCAATCATGGTAAGAACTTCGCTATTGGTATCATCATCGAAGAACTCTCTTACACTTGCCTGTCCCTGCAACTTTGCAATCTGTTCTCCTGTTGTGGGATTTATGATTGCGAACCATGCACCGCTCTTATCTACAGCGCCATATTTAATTGCAAGGTCTACTAAGTCGGCTATGTAGTCTACGCCGTAATCATAAGTAAGTGTATAGTATCCTGTTCTTCTTGTAGGCGGACAAGTCTTATTCTTCTCCATCGATACTGAAACTAAATTGCCTGCAGGTGATTCTGAACTTCTCTTTATCTCGTTGCCCTTATCATCAATGAATGAACCACGGGAGAATCTGAGTCGTACAGAGCAAGCATGTTTCCATGCTCTACCACCGGGAGTCTTTACTGCACCTGCCCACTGTGCGCTTAAGTCATCTCGTATCTGATTAATACCGATTAATGTGCATCTGTACTTATGACAAGCCATCTCTGCTTTGCCGCTAAATGCTGTAAGTGCCTGAGATATACCTGCGTAGGTCTTATCTTCTACAGTCTTTTCCATAGCCTGCTGAGATACTAACATACCAATGCTATCGAGCACTACTAATCCAATCTCGCCTGTTTCAATCATATCCAAGATGAACTGGAATATTTCTTCGGCTGAATGTGATGTGGGCTTAAATACAATCATGTTGTCTACATCGACACCAAGTTTTCTTGCCCACTCAACATCTAATGTATTCTCTGCATCAACGTACAATACCTTCTTAGCATCGGGTAATGCCTGATAGTTGGCTATGATATCGAGTGCTGTCGTAGTCTTACCACCATGCTCTTCACCATAAAACTCAATGAGTTTGCCTATAGGAAGTCCACCGAATGTCATGTAGTTAAGTCTTGGACTAGTAAACGGTATACGGTCAAAGTTATAGTCAGTAATACCTATCTGCACTACTTCTTCCATAGACTTTTTGTTCATGGCTTTCATTACTTCGTCTAAAGTCAGTTTCTTATCTGCCATCATTTCTCTCCTTTATAGCAAAAATACATTCCTTCAAATGCTTCATATAAACCATCGCCCTGCTCAAAATTAGCCTGATATACTACATTCTCGGGTATTTGTGAACCGTGTGTCAGTAAGTACTTTGCACAATTATAGGCTCTCTCGTTGTACTCATAGTCAATCATACCATTCCATGTACAACTGTATTGACCTTTCTGATACACGACTGCGGGTAATGTGTCGGGATAATCTTTGTGTTTCACACGATTCAATACTACACTGCCTACATACAATTGAAGTTTATCTGAGCACCAGTCACTTCCTGCTTCTGCGTATATCAGATGTGCCAGCAACTCACACTCGTACTCATCTATAATAATCTTTGGCGGTACTACTATGTGTACTACACAGGTTACATTTATAACAGGCTCTTCAGGTTCTACTTCAACTAATGGTTGCTCTTCTAAGACAATAGGCTCAGAAACAATCTCATCACCTCTATGTGATTCTAAAATTGCCACAACCGAGAGAAGTATAAGTGAACCTATGGTTATAATGCCTTCAATTAATTTTCGGACACTCATCGTCCACTACCGCCCATGCGTGTAAGTTCCATGTTAGCAAGTCTACGTGAAAGTACTTTCTTACAACTGCTTAACAATTCCTGTGCCGCTTCTACTTTAGCCTTTACTGTTTTGTAGGCTCTTGCATAGCATATAGCCACCACGTTCTCTTTCTGAGCCTCAAGTTCCGCAAGTGAGTTTTTATCTGCTACTGTACCTTCATCAATATTGGAACGAACTGTATGGTACATCTCTTTGTAGACTGCCTCAGCAATATCATCTCTTATGCCGAGTCTCTCACACATACCGCTTGCGAAGTAAATGTACGTAGACAGATTCATTACAAAATCATCCAACTCTACATCAGTAGGTGGATTCTGACCGTCAGCAAGTAGGCCACGGATAAAATCAACATAGTTATCCAAATCCTTAGTGTAATCTGATATGATGCTGTCTACGATTTCATCCATCTGTTTTGAATTGGCTTCTACTCTTGCCTTTATACCGTCAATCTCTTTTAGGTCTTCCGTATCGAACTGAAATTTCATCTAAAAATGCCTCCATATCATAGTCAAAGAACACACGCTTCTTAGTGCCAGGTATTTCAATAAGTGGATTGTATTCGTCATATTCCAAAATCCTTATAACACCCTTATCAAATTTGGGATACTTACGCATAGAATACTCGGTATCATAACGAATACTTTTAATATCTGTCCATTCCCGTAAATGGTCTAAGAACTGAATTGGTATGAACTTTGTAACATCTTTATCTACCCACCAACACAGTACGCCAGCAATTACACCAGGCACTTTAGACTTCTCTAAAAGTCCTGTCCACTGCGTATCTGTAATGTTGCCATAAAAACCATGAAGTACGCCACGCTTATCAGGCTTAGGATTACTGTGAATACTTAGAGTGTTACCGTGTACAGATTTACACTCGATATGATATTCTAATGGCTCTCTGTATACAATGAAGTCGCAGTGGTTGGTACTTCCTATATAGCCAGTAGTCTGGTCGTGCAGTCTGACGATACTTGTGTTCGGTACTTTTTCAAATGCCGCTTCTACAACATCCTCAAATTGTTTACCTCTATTTACTGCCATTAGTTTACTCCATATTCTTCCATCAACTCATCGTAATGGTCCATAACGTAAAAGCAATTCTCCTTAGTAAGACCTGTGCGAGATAAAGCACACACCATGGTTAAGTCAAACATGTTGGTTCTCCCGCTCTTCTGGATTCTTACATAATCTTTAAACTGCTCACTTGTAGGTTTATTCATTTCCGGTTCTCCTTTAGTCTCCTAGTAATGCACAAAGTAAAATTCTCAGGATAAGTCTAATCATTATCGCACCTCCATTTGTAGCCACAGTACGTGCAGGCCCTTGCAGGTAAATTAGGCTTAGGCGGTACTTCATCTTTCTGCACATAACTGTCTACCGCTTTGATATTGTTTACGAGTTCCTCTCTCATAGCATCCGTCACATGAAACATGTAGGGCTTCATATCAAGTATATCTCGGTTGATGTAAATAAAGATTACATCATCTATGCCAAACTCATGTGAGTACGCTGTGCCTTGATTATGATGCTTAGGGTCTACATCACTTCGGCTATTAAACTTAAAACTTGCCTCAGTCTTTAACTCTAAGATATAATATTTATCCTTGTACCTGATTATACCGTCGCATAAGAAACTCATGTTAAGGTTTTTATCGTACAACTTGGTTTCGTAATCTGTATGCTCAAAGTCAGGCTCTTTTACTACATCCAGATAATCGAGATTTCGGCTTCTGACATAATCAGATACCTTAATATACTCACAGTCGAATCCGTTCTCTTTCATATCAAGAACTGCCTGCTGTATACGCTGGTGAATATCTGAACCGCTGTTACAAATACCTACACTTGTATAAGTCTGACTCTCTTGAGGCTCTACACCTTTAACCTGATAGTACATGTTTCTTGGACAATTCATACTACTAGGCTTGTATGTCTGAGAAGGTAATCTCTTATTCTTCTCCGCTGTCAATTCGATACTGCGCTTCAAATCGGCTAAGAACGACTGCTCTACAGGTAATTGACTGTTGGCTTCATCAACCATTCTCAGTACTGATTTTAAACTCTGTCTACCCATATGTTATCTCACTTTCTATAAACATTATAGCACATATTTTAAAGAAATCAACGGGAGCAACACACTACATGTTGCTCCCACATTGATTATTCGTTAAACAGACCAAGCACCTGAACTGTAATGCCGTCTACAAGTTTAAGTGTATTTTCTGTACCGTACTGAATGGTTACTTCGTCTACAGAGTTAACTTTGACCTGAGTCTTGAACATCTCAACATCAATCATGCACTCAAAATTTGTTTCGCCGCCACTCATACAGTCAAGAACCTCAGAACCAACTGATTTCTTATTTTCCATAGTAAGCGAGCCACCACCGAATGTCAACTTAATGACATTACGGTCATAATCACCGACGAATACTGAAAGTCTGTCAAGTGCCTGCAGTAACTCATTCTTCTTGACCGTACAAGTATTTGTAAACTCAGTATTCACAAGACTGGACACGAGGTCAACATCATACTCATCAGCGTTACCATCGGCTTTCGTAATAAGTCTGCAATCAGCAGTAGTAAATACCAGCTTATCATCTTCTCTTACATAGTCAATTAGGCCTTCCTGACCGTTTGGCATAAGTTCAAGTAAATCAACAGTTGCCGCACTTAACAATACTGGCTCTTCTGCGAACTTCTTGTTAATGGAACAAATCTTTTCTCCGTCTGTACTGAAAATGCACTCGCCTGCGTAATATGATGTAAGAGCAATTACGTTAGGGTCTGTACACAGAGCCGTCTTTGCTGTAGAAATCATGGTATTAATAAGACCTACTGATACCTTCTCAGGTGTAATGCCTTCCGGAACAGGAGGTGCAGTAAGTTTAACAAATGTGCCATCAACATCAAGCGGTAATTCAATCTTGTACTTACTCTTGCCGCCGAGTACTGTAAGACTGTCTGCTTCGATATCCAATGTGATGTTCTCGCAGGTCATCTTAGAAATCAATTTTGCAAAACTGTCGGCTAATACTACTATGCTGAACGTGTCAGCAGTATCTACCGCTGTCGATACCTGAAAGTAGTTTGTTGTGTCTGTGGTGGTCAAAACAAGTCTTTTACCTGCTAAGTCAATTGCCATAAGACTTGTGATGGGTAAAAGTTTGTTGTTTGATGAACCCTTTACTGCTTTTGCTACGAGTTCCTGAAATTTGGTAGTGTTAATTGTGAATTGCATTGTGTCCTCCTTTTGCATAGTTGCCACTTATTATTTTAGGTACTGCGTGTTCCCAATCTATTATGTGATGGTAACGCTTATTTGAAACGCCCATGGTTGCTACTTTAACACATGATGGGCAATTCATAACTGTGTAGAATGATTTAACATACGTACCGTTATCTAGATACGATTCAGTTAAACCGCCAGAAAATGCTTGTGTCGTACACTGGTCTAATGAGACATTTGCTGTAGTAAGAAATAGCTTTCCTCTACTGCCGTGCAACACATATGCGGTTGTATCTTCATTGATTCTGCCAATGAAATCAAATGGTCTATCCGTCTTACAAAAGAACGAGTTCATGGCCTTTCGTGCAAGTTTCTTCTTCCACACATTGGAACCTTTGCCACCAATGAAATCACCTGTTTGGGCAAATGCTACAGTATGTGCTCCTGATTTCTCAAGAAAGTTTATGTACACATCAATAATGGAATCTAAGTCTCGCACATAGATTGTACCAAACTTACCAGTCTCATCTTCATACCTGCAACGAAACTCTTGGTAATCATCATCAAGTTCCAAGAAGTAAGTTAAGCCAAGTTCTTTTGCTATTCGATGACACTGATTACGTGCAAACAGTACTATGTTTCTTGCGGGGTTTAAGTCGCAAGTGTCACTGGTTTTTGAGGCTTCAAGTTTATCGAACTGTATGACTTTATCGCCATACAATCTTCTGTACTCATCTTCCTGTTTGTCCTCATTGTCAATGATGATATAGTACTTTCCTGTATAACCACATTTCTTTAACGAGTCTACGGTTACAACTCTATCTGCTCTGCCATGAGACAGAATGAATACCGCAAAATCATTTCTCATTTTGTCTTTTCCCCGCTAGTCCGCATAATCTCGTCAATGTCTTTGGACAACTGTATGTAGCCGTTTGCTATTGCATCGTCAATGTCGATAAGCACCAACGCACTCTTCTCCATTAAATTCTGCATTTCTTCCCCGGCATGCGCATAGTAATCGGCAATCTTGGCATAATTAAATACGATATGTCTTGTTGCCGCAAGTCGTAAAAACTGCTTCTCTTTCTCCGACACATTTGAGTCATTGATTTCCTTTAACAACTGTGAATACTTACCATACTGATAAAGAGACTCAATAGGTGGTGCTACTGCACTTGGCTCATACTGCGGTATTGCTGACTTCTTGGTGTAAATGTTCTCTTTTGCAGTTTGCTTGACGTTAAATAATGCCATTTGTACCTCCTTTCTTATAGTGACCACTGATTATTTTGGGTGTAAAGTTCTTATATGGTATTCTTAGTTTGTCGTAATTTTGTGGTGTACCATTAGTAAGAATTACATGGTGTTCCACATACTCTAGTCTAGTTATGCCTTTGTAACAATCGCCAGTTGCCATGGGTGCTCTACAGTTCACTTGCATGCCGAATGGATATAATCCAATATTGCCACGCTTATTGTTGTCGAGAACAATAGTCATATCCTCAAGCACACTTGCTTTATACGGGCCTATCGGCTTCTTCACATCATACACAAACATATTGCCGTAATGTGAAGCAAATTTATAGGTATCTTTATTTATGCCGATATAGTATGATGCACTTGGTGGACCAACTATACCTACATGCTCACTGCAATTTAAGAAACGGATATAAGCATCGATTACACGCTCAAAATCAAACTTCTTTGTACTACATATTTTATCATCTTTACTCTGCCATCTCAATTGGACGCTCTCAATATCATCAAACATAAAGCAGATGTATCTTATTCCATTTGCTTCGGCATACTCATCGATAAATTGTCTGGCGTATGTACACACCTTATGTGTATAATTGTACGTACCAACGCTATCGACTTTATCGTAGTAATCTTCCTTCTTAAATCTGAGAACCTTATAATCAACACCGTCCACATAATCGTACAGTTGTGGGTCATCCTCACCAACAACAACGTATATTGGATGACTCACATGATACGACCTGAGTAATTCAAGTGTTGGTATGTACTTTGCTTTACCGTAACTCGGTATAAAATATGCTACATTATCTATCATACTTTTATTGATTCTCCGTACCAAGACTTAGATACTTCTACATCACAACTGAATGGCATATGAAGTATCTTCTGTGCCGCATCACTCATTACCTGAGCAAGCAACTCTGAACATTCCTTAGCGTTTTCTTCAGGACATTCTGCGATTACTTCATCGTGTACTGGTATAAGCAATCTAAAGCCTAACTCTTTCAGCCTTGCATTGTTATGCAAATCAATCATGGCTAACTTTGTTAAGTCTGCGGCACTACCTTGGATTCTTGCATTTACTACCTGTCTTGTTGCTTCTGCTATCTTCTTTCCGTTGTCAATTATCCAAATACCTTCTTCGTTGGCTTCTTCAAATATCCTACGTTTCTGATTGAATCGACAATTAGCAAGTTTAGCCAAATAGTATTTTTGCTTGTTCTCGGGTACAGGTGCAACTGAATCATCTGAATCAAAGTCAAGCACATCCCAATTCACTAATGCGCTAGAGTCTGACCATTTAAACTCGTACTCGGGTAACTGCATATCTGGCAATCTTCTCTTACGTCCGCATACAGTGGTTACATAGCCTAATGTTCTAGCCATCTCTAATGAGGTATCTTCAAATATCTTTATCTCAAGATACTTCTTATATAGGTTGGCTTTCAACTGCTTCGCTCTATCCAAAGTTATATGCATGCCATCAGCAACACTTTCATCACCACGTCCATACAAAATACCTAACAACACTGGCTTTGCATCACTTCGTCTTTGCTTGTACTCTTTAGGGTTCTTATTACCGTTCTCGTCAAACTCTCGGCACATCTCGTATGCCACTTCAAAACATGCGCTGGCTACGTGGCTGTAAATATCATCGCCTCGTACTCTTGCTTCGTACAATGCTGTATATCCCAACTCATTACAGAATGAAGCCAAGCATGACGGCTCTTGCTGACTATAGTCCGATGACAATAACACACATCCGTCACTTGCGGTAAACATCTGTCGAATGTCTGTAATGTGAGATGGTATGTTCTGTAAGTTAGGTTCGCTACTAGACATTCTACCTGTGTCTGCACCATACTGATTAAACTTACAATGTATTCTTCCATCATTCGGATTTACACACTCAGGTAGTTTATCAATAAACGTGCTGACTATGGTTGAGAACTCTCGATAGTCTAGTATGGCTTTCGCAACGTCGTTATCTATCGCCTTAAGACTTTCTTCGTTGGTACTTCTTGACGGCTTCTTCGTCTTTTTATCGACAGGCTGTTCACACCCTAATATATCGTAGAGTATGATTGCTAACTGTTGAGGACTCTCGATATTAATCGGGTCACTTAGTTTGCAGTCGTGCTTGTGTATGCTTTTATAACGCTCAATATCGTTGCTGTAACGCTCTAGAACACTGTAGAAAGCGTTTACACGCTCTTCTAATAGTGCATGATACTTTTCTTTTAATTTAGCGTTATATTCGAAATCAAACTTAACACCAGCGTCTTCCATATCAGCCACAACTTCAACTAGTGGCATCTCAATGTTAAAGAATACCCAAGCAAGTTTACGCATATCTTCTCGGTCGGAGTCTGACCTTAGATACTGACTCTGGTACAAATAGAACTCATAGGTAATTCTCGGGTCATGAGCCGCATATAAAACTGCTGTCTGTAATGGTATGAGTGTAAATGGTATGCCTTTAAACAATTCATCGAAAGTAAACGCATCTTCTTTTCCATCCAATACATACTTCTGATGTAATGGCTTCAATCTGTTCACAGGCTCGTTCTCATTCAACAACCGCTGTGCTAAATAACAATCCCACGAACAGTATATACCTTTAACACCTACCATGTTTCGCATTACTCGTATATCGAAATCCGCATTGAACATTACGATAAACGGCTTTGCTTCCAACATGCGCTCAAACTCTTGGCGTATCAGTTCGATTGGCAATTGTCCATCAATCTTACTGTTAGTCATGTAACTAACATGATTGATTGGTATATACGCTTCATTCAGTCCAGGTGTGTAAATACATATACCAGCAACTGTATCAAGCAGTGGATTAAGTCCCGTTGTCTCAGTATCGATACTTACTACACCGTTCGCAATAATCTTATCAATATATTGTTTTAGGGTCTCTTCGTCCTGGATTAAAGTGCAGTTATCTCGATATTTGCCTAAGTACTTCTCAACCGTGGCTATTGCAGTCTGTACTCTGGCCATTAAACCCCCACTACCCTTGATGGTAATGGGGGCTTTGTAAGATGCACTATTTGCTTTTTTCGCTACCGAAACATCCTGCGCCCTGCTGGGTCTACTCGGTATAGTGAAAAGTGCCATTGTTAGAATCTATCTCCTCTTGCAGGAGTTCTTCTAGGATAACTCTCTGCTGTGCCGGCGCTTCTTGAAGGTGCGCTGTTTGTGAATGAGGTCTCGGTTTCTTCAGGAAATTCGCCTGTATGTAAGTAGTAATTCATATCATCTTCGGTCTTGCTAAGAACTAAACCACCAATAATATCACCGCTCTCGGGTAAATCTTCAAGCGTAGTGTTATCCGGAACACCGATAGGATAAATGCCGTATGTAGTCTGAGTATCTTTGGGTTTACCATTACGTTCAATCTCGTATACCTGAGCACACATGGGTGCACCTTCAGGAAGTCTACGACATAATCCCTCTAACTGAGTGAAGAACTTTTTACCGCGTTCCCAAATCTGAACTTCCTGAGTATCAACTCTATACACAGGAATGAACATCTTTGCTAACTGTGCCTTGCCTGCCTTGCAGAAAGGACAGTCATCAACCGGCGAATTGTAACTCTCTCTCTTACAGTCAACGTATCTCTTCTTGCCGTTTACCTGCACTTCATGTACTGCATAGCCTGAAATGTCATCCAAACTGTTATAAAGGAAACGCACCTTTGCGACTTCCTTATCTTCCTTTAATGAAAAGAAGCCATGGCCGCCTTTGCCGCCATAATTGTCTGCTTCATTGTAACTGAATCTTCCCATTCTTAGTTTTCCTCGCTTTCTTTTACAAATGATAATACTTCGATAAATGCCTCTCTATACTCTTCCAAATACTGAGTTAAGTCAGTGAAATGGATTGAATGAGACTCGGTAAAATGACCGGTGGTCTTAGCATTATGATGCTTACACTTGAACAACTCAACGTTGTGCTGGACTGAACTTGCTAACTGCGGTAAAGTTACACAATAGACTTCCTGCTTCTTCGCTCTTGAGTACATCATAAGCATTAGTCTACCGTTAATCTTAACACCGCAAGCACACTTGTACGGGTTCTCTGCAACCTGTACTCCGAGATTACCGAATGACTCGACATACTTCATTACCTCTAAAAGTAACGAATTGTAACCATCGAGTTTTCTCTGAGAAATTGCTTTAGCCTCTTTCTCTGCGGCTTCGGCTGCCTTACGTGCTCTCTTAGCCTTACGCTCGGCTTTCTTCTCAATCTTCTCGGCCTCATCAGCAGTCAATTCCTGCTCTGTGAGTTCTACCTCTGCGTATGCTTCTTCTGCTGTCTCTTCTGGTCCATCTGTATTAACTTTTCTTAAATTGGAACGAAATGTACTGTACGTACATGTAGCCTGTAGAAAAGGCTTACCTTCGACGGGTTCAAATGCAAGAGTCTTGTATTTGGTATCCCTTGAGACTAATCTTCCAGATTTACCGTTTCGTCTATCTTCATAGACCTGGCCGATAATGCCAACTTCATCGTTTGTGCTTTTCATCTTTTCCTCCTTCTTAGGGTTTATAGTACAGCGTGTTCATAGTCTCTTGACTATAAATACATTATACATCTTACTTAGATTCGATACAACAGGTAATGCAAGTATTCTTTAACTATCTGCAATTCTAATACTTGCTCTATTGGCATGCCTTTTGACTTGCTGTATCTTTGTACGTACTCGGCAAACTCTTCATTAACTACATATGCCTCGTACATATCTGCGCTATCGTAATTCATCGCCATCTCTCCCAATCTTTTATATTTTTGATTTCCTCAGATGAGCACTCACCTACATCTTTACGATTTGAAGGAAATCTTATCTCTGTTATTATCTTACTTTTGAGAGCGGTGCGCAATACTTTTCTTGCATCTTCACCTGCTTTATCGTTGTCCGTACAAAGTATATATTTTCTCACAGGCAACTCGCGCAGTACTTCTAACTGAGATGCTGAGCCTAAACCATTAAGCGCAAAAGCATAGAATCCTGCTTGCCACAACAATAGTGCATCAATCATGGACTCACAGATAAACACTTCACTCAATTTTTGCATGGTGTAGGTTTTTCCATTACTACGACCACCGCGGGATTCAACTGCTTGTTTCCAAGCCATTTTATACTCGTATAATCCATAGATAGGTTTTTCTGCTCCGGCTGGATAATTAAAGTACTTTGTGTGCACTGACCGTCTTGCAACAAACAAAGTATTTCCATCAGCATCTCGTACGGGAAAGGTGATGGTTTCACTCTCAGCATCATATCCCAAATCGAATATTTCCAAGATTCGCTCACTTGTTACTCCTCGTTTTGCCCAATATGGGTGGACGTATCTGTATCTGTCAAGTTCTTCTTCCGAAACAAACTTTTTATCTTGTCCATCAGCCTTATCATCAGATACAGAATTGACGGCAGTATTATGAATATTACTATTAGTGCTAGCCACAGCACGTCTTCCAAAGTCAATATCAACATTTTTTCTCTCCTCTACTGAAATACTTGCAAAATTCTTTAATAACCAATTCCACCCAAATCTGTCGAACATCTCATAATGCCCAAAACAATGTGAAATCATCTCGTCCAATGAATGTGTCTCGCCACAGGCTAAACAATGAAAAGTGCCGTCACTTTTCTTTATACCAGCACTTGGTCTACGCTCTTGTCCACCTTTATGGTAAGGACAGCAAACTTGCACGTTCTTAGGCGTATCGATTATTTTGTTTAACAAAGGAATACCATTTGCGTGTAACTGATTCTGTAACTCACTTACTATTGTATAGCAGTCATCCGCAAATGTCACATCTTTTATTGTCATTGGTTGTCCTCATCAATAACACGAAAGTATATGAGCAGAAACAGAGTGAATACTTCTAAACCTGTTCCAGTTACAAGAAGAATTTTAATAAGCACATCGTATTGTAATGCAAAACTTATACCAGTTACAATAGGTATTGCAAAGAGTACAAATACAAATATAATTTCTCCTATAACCATTAATAGTTTTTTCATATTGTATCTCCTCTTTATATTCGGTGCTGAGCATCAAAACGCTGTCTCAGTATCCTGGTCGCATTAATACTGATTCTGGCTCTCATTATCATCGCCTTAAAGATTTTGCTTGGCTCGCCTTTAATCTTAATTGTTTCATTAACTAACTTATCGTTGTTTAAAGTCTTACCTAATGTTTTTAAATTCTCAGTAGTCATTTACTCCTCCTTACCATGTGATGTTTATCCCAAAACACAATACCTGAATTGACAGAATATCTTCCTGATAGATGATACTTACCCCAAACACAAATTGGTCAAGGGTTATAAACGGAAATATTTTCATGCATTATCTCCTTTATCCTCGCTATCAAGTCATCCTCATACAAATCTCCGACTCTCGGAAAAATCTTTTCTTGAACATAATCAATTTCTTTTTCTGTGCCATGAATTGTAACGATAATATCAAGTCGATATGGACTTACTCGCTTGTAATTAATCTGTTCTCTCGTCACCGCCTACTCTCCTTTCACCTCGTTAACCTTTCTGTCGCACTCCTTTAACACTTCAAAAACCTTTGCTTTGCTTGGCAAAATCGCTTCGACCTCAATCAACGGGCAAAGAGGATGCCTTCCACAATTTGCACACCCGTTAAATATCAACTGGCATCCATTTAAATTCCTTATGCCCATTGATTGACACTCAACACAATCTTTAGGCATTGATGGAATTTCAATAACTACGTTCACGCTTATTCTCCTTTCACCTCTGCTATCTTCCGGTCAATTATCGCCAAGCAATCTTCATACTCACTTATATTGCGGTCATCGTATCGGTCAATCTGTTCTTCTATCTCTGCCCTAACATCTTCAAGGGCTTGAATTATCTCGGCATTTCTGAAAAACGTCCTTTGCGCTTTATAATTGGCAATAAATTGTTTAACTCTTTCTTCTTCAATTTTGAAGATAAAACACTCTTTGCAAGGGAGGTCACGTTCTTTTGGTTCGAGCATCTTGTTTACCATCTGTTCGTGGAAATAATCACTCATGTTCATACTCCTTTACCGCTTTGTCGATTATCTCAAGCACCGCTTTAAAATGCTTAGTTTCTTCTGAACAATCATCTTTTTTCGCCCAAATATTATCCACGAAGTATTTTTCTACGTCGTACTTAATATCCTCTATCACCGATAAGGGAACGGCTTCAACTGGTAGTGCATTCTTAATCCAATCTTCGAACAACCCCCACATATTTAGCATATCCGTTGTATAAGTATTGCCATATTCAGACAAACTTTGCTGAATCCATTCAAGTACTGATTGCCTGCTTATAACATCTTCGCAAGGTTCTTTATGTGTTAATTCATGCAACTTAAACTCCGCATCTTTTCTTCGATAATATTCTGAATCATAGACTTCTTTAGATACAGTTTCTGCGGATAGTGCTTTGATTGCTTCGTCAAGAGCGCTGTCCATAGGTATCAACCATTCTTTCGGCATATAGACATATATTTCACTTTTTAATCTGTATAACCAATCAAGGTTCTCTGCGTTTGTCATGCTTCACCTCCCCTACAACCAATAATCAAACCAAAAGTAATTTCCTTTTTCTGTGGGATAATAATACTGTCCGTAGTAACTATCTTCTCCGTATGTGCCTTGATTGCAATACTCACCACATTCTTGTTCCTCTCCTTTTGGCTCGTCCGTAAACTCGTACTGGTCGTCATGCTCATAGTTGCCTATGTATTTTTCGTAACAATGCTTTGAACCATCAACATCAATGTTTTTATAAAGCCATTCATCAATCTCTGCCATTAATGAATTCACTTGCTCCATCTTTTCGACTATTTCTTTAGGTATCATCATACTTATTCACCCCACTTTCTGTTCCACCAAGCCTTATCAAATGGATGATTGCATTCTTCTATGTTTACAAAAACCACATAAGATTCTTCTGTAATCTTTGCATAGGGAAACATCTTCTGTATAATCTCTCCGTTGGTAAGTCCGTCAAAAACAATGCCACTGTCTATCGCCTTTGCCATAGCAGACCTGCATTGTTTAAAGTATTTAAAAGTCTCAGGTACATCAATCAATACTTTTGACATCTTATTCAATCACCACCTTTGCATTAACAGGTACTACTTTCTGGTCCGCATCAAAAGAAGTTGGATAATCTGCAACCAAATTAAAAGCATTTCGACGTATACCTGAACATTCTGTCTTGATATAGACTTCGCGATTATATACGAAAGCATCTCCTATGTTGATGTCGCAAAAGTGTACGGCGTCTTTAACTAGTCTGTTATCTTCGATTTTCATTCATCTACCTCCTCATCAATGTGTCATTATGTATTCTTAAATATGGACAATCCATACATGTAGAAGCCATATAATCTTGTGTTTTGTCGCAATCTAACATGCCGTAACAATTACCATCTTTACTTTTATGTTCATCCCAACACTTATATCTGGCATTGTTTTCGCATGTTAACTGCCTGCAAGTTTGTTGAATTACTTTACTTACTAAAGTATCCTTTTTACATGCTTCACAAATCTTTATATCTCTCATCGGCTCACCACTGCTTTCTATTACTCCACTCCGAGATAATACTTCTTGATTCTATCTTCACCTACTGCTTTTATAGCCTCCTGTGCTGTATACGCATCTGCAAAATACAATACACCTGCAGTTCTAGCACCACAATCAGATGTAGTATCCAATAAATCATCTGTAGTTAAGTAGATATAACAAATCGAGTTGTAAAAGCGAGCGGTATCAACTTCCTTCTGGCTCATAGCAAACTTCTTGAGTTCTGCAATAACCTTACGGCGCTCTACTTCAAGGCTGGCTTCTTCGAGGGTTTTAAAAATGTTACCAACACATGCGTGGTTACGGTCGATAGAATCGTTGTGCCAAGACATACTAATCACAGAATTGTCACCACTAATATACCAGTATATATCTCCGCACTTTGGCCATTCAGCCTGCTTTGCTTCTTCGATTTTCTTCTGCACTTCCTCAATCTTAGCCTGCAGTTCATCAAGTTCCTTGTTAAGTTCTTCAATCTTGTTAGTCATTCTTTTTCTCCTCTCTGTCAATGATAGCAGTTATTCCAATAATGAAATCGTACATTTCCATTTCAGTTGCTTCCTGTACGTCCTGCTTGTCTGACCAAAAGTCTTCGACTACTTCTGTAATGTCGTTAAGTTTGTTGTCCGTATTTGGGAGTACCTTAACTTCTACTCCATTAATGATTTTAGTTTTCATTCTTTTTCTCCTTTAATAAATTTATTTTCTGTTCAATTGACGTAGCAAATATTGCATCTCCACCTGCACAGCGTTTCTTTAAATCAAGTTCTTCACTTAAATCGGATAAAGCGGCATTATAGCCCTCACTGAAAGCCCGGTTAATTGCAGTCAGCACATCACCTGTCCTTGGTTTTGGTATCTTTTTTACTTTCAATCTTTTGCTCCTTTCGTAGTTCATCTTACATGAATATTATACAACGTATTTTAATGAAAAGCAACAGGAGAGAGCAAAAACTCTCTCCTGCCCGTTCTATTCTTTCTTATATTCGTAACTTCCCTGGTATCGCCAGTTCTTAAATACGTGGCGTTTGTTCTTGAATGTAATGTACATCTCAAGTTGACCAAAGGCATCTCTTGTGAAACTAATCATATCCTCACCTCCTTGTTGTTGACTTTATTTTGATGATTATGGTTTTTAAAAAACGTCAGCACGGTCCTTAAACTTGCTCTTAATGTCCACTATCTTATCGTCTCGTACTTGTGCAGGTGCGGCATCATCATATGAAGGTATCCAAGTAAACTGTCCTAAGTCTATATCCCATACATACTTCAACTTACCACCTACTTTTCCGAAACGCTGTTTCTTTATGCCAAGTTCAAGCACATTATCTTTTTGTCGGATTGCTATAACTTTACTTGCGTTATGTGAGATACCGTCACTATCTCTTATGCTTTCAAGTTCTGGTGTATCGTCACTCTCTTTATCAACAACACCACTTCTATTCGCCTGCACTACGACTAAAATAGGTACATGCATTTCCATTGAAAGTGACATTAAATCCTCACTTATATTTGTAAGTGCTGTAGTCTTATTATCACCGCGCTTCGCTCTTTCGTCCGTCAGATATGTTATACCATCAACAGCAAGTACATCAAGTTTATACTGTTGGATATACTTCTTTAACTTGGATACTGTTATGTGCTTATTAAAGTCATTGGGTGTTGATACAATAAACTTATGTCCTGCTAATGAGTCGATGTAGTTTTTGTACTCGCCATTGTCTACTTCGCCATTTCCCCACATAAGAGCCTTATTACTGAAATGTTTATGCAAAGTATCAAATCTATATCCTACGCTACTCGCACTCATTTCGGGTGAAATGTATCCTACGTTAAAGCCTAATTCCCATATGTGCTGACAGATAAACTCTAGTATCCAAGATTTACCTTGGTTAGTTCTTGCAAACAGTACAAACAGTTCCTCTGTTCTCTGTATACCGTGAACGATATCGTCAAGTTCTTGAAAGCCTGTAGTAAAGTACCAATCACTCTGATGTTCCTGTCTGTCAATGAATTGGTCATATCTCTCTTTAGCATCAGATATAATATCTGTACCGCTTATACGATACTCAGGCTGTAAGTCCTTCATTGCATTTCGCATATACTCTACTGCCGCGTTTGAGTCTGATTGCATTAACTCGGCAATCTTCTTCACAACAGGCACAGTGCGCTGAAAGAGATTTTCTTCCCTTATTGTGTCTACTAAGTACCTATCGGACTCAGTAACTTCTACCAACTCATCGCCAGGAAACTTCGCTAAGAATGTTGCTTTATCAGGTACGTTACCATATTCTTTGTGATGATTAATAATGAAGTTGTACTCATCTTCATATCCAACGAAATATTCTTCTGTAAGTAGATTGTCCTCGATAAGGCTGAGACTGCCAGTTGCTATTGTCTTGCTTATAACCTGTAACTGAATCATCTTTTATCCTTCCCGTAAAACTGTATTACTTCGCTAGTATGCCAAATTCTACTTGATAATCTACTGCCCAAGGCTCGCTCTAAATCTGTCTCGCCTAAATTGCCAGTAAATATGTTTGATTTCCTTGCCAGCACTCTCTGGTCTATGTACATAAGCAACTGAGATAGGTCATAGTTACTGAGACCATTACTTCCTATATCATCCCAAACTACTAAGTCTATGTCAAGCAATTTGGATTTTAACTCTTCAAACTCAGCATCTTTATTGTTAAAGTCCTTGCACTTAAGTAGAAATGTCGGCACATGTATAAATACTGCTCTCGCATTAAGACCGTTGCCAGCCCATATCTCGTCAAAGTACTTAAGCATCAACTTTATAGACCATGTAGTCTTACCATTACCCGTATTCGTACTGAATAGATACAAATTGTTACCATCTTCAACAAATGCTTTAATGTCCGACTTAATCTGTGCGAGTCTGCAAAAGGCTTGATAGTCGCAATCTTCGGGCACTAAAGAAATAATTCTCTGCATGCTCTTTGGTATATTACTCTGGTCGAGTAGAGATTTCATTTCAATGTATCTGACACAAGCCTCATTACAAGGTTCATTTGTGCATACATCTTTATATAAACAGTCCATATTCACCTCTTAAAATTCAACTTGCTTGCCTGCTTCTCGCATCTGCTCTATAAACCTGCTTTGTGCTTCTTGCTCTTCTTCTGACATAGTAGCACAAGATACATTCGCTTCACAAGCGGCTGACTTAACGTTGCTATAGGTAGAACGTGCAATAGGATAAAAACTGAGATATCCCTTATCAATACTTTGCTGTATAATCTGTAGTGCTTCGGTTTTACTCTCTGTTAGTTCTCTGAGTTTATTAAGTATGCCTCTAAACTGATTGGCATACAATGGCTTATCTTTTATTTCAAGCCTGAAACGTAAATAGTTATCTAAGCAATCTCTTACCTCGATATCATCTGTAAACTCTTCTATAGCAGAAAAGCATTTCTGATAAAGATTAGGTTTAGATGATTTAGGCTTTTTCTCTACTAATACGATAGTATTAGTTTTATTTTCTTCTTTAATATCTTCTTTATTATTGATTAAACTCAGTTGAATAGGGGTATTAAACTGAGTTGAATAGTATTCAACTACTTTAACATTGTTAACTAACTTTTCTTCTTTGCCAATAAGTCCTCTGTCTAAGAGATTTTTGAGATTCTTGAGTATACCTTGTTTAGTAGCACCACACCAATCTGCGAGATACTGTAAACTGCCAGTAAATCTCTGATTTTCAGTCTGACTGTAGCCATATATTACAGCATACACTATCAAGTCATTTCCTTTAAGGTCTAATTCAGTTCTCATCCAGCCTTGTACTGTGACATAGTTTTCAGATTTCATGTAATCTCCTTTACAATTAAAAACTCTTGCATCTGAAAGTTCACGGCAATCAGATACAAGAGTCTTATGTTGGTCGATATTTTATTAGCATCGATTGACACCGTGAACATCAACCAACGTTGTGTGAATAACAAAACAATCTTTAGGAGGACTGTTATCATTCATCATATAAATATTGTAACACATGTTTACTGAGAAGTAAACAGGAAACAGACATTAATTGTTGCTGAAACAACGCTTAATATCGTTAGCCTGGTCATCTACTACAGCGTTCACATCGTCCCAAAGAGCCTTACGCTCTGCTTCAATGTTAACATCTTCTTCGTCCGGTATACTTCTCTTCTCAGTGTACTCTACGGTATAAAAATTGTCCTTGATTTTAAGGGCTACTCTTGATACCGCCTGAATTTCTACTACTTTTGCCTTAGATTCGTACATAACTTATTCTCCCTTCGCTTTCGTCACTTTAAGTACTGTAACCTCTTTTACCTCTTTGCAGTCACCGATTTTAGGTAAATTCTCAGCAGGAATTACATTGTTGAAAATCAATGACTCAAGTACATCCATATCAACGTACTCTTTAGTTTTAATGGCGTCTGTTGCGCCAATGTTTTTGAGAGTTTCAAGAAGTTTACCTTCGTTGAAGGACTCTCGTTTCTGAATCGTAATCTTGGCTGTATAACCGTTTGTAGTGTAACTTGACACATCTGTCATCTTAGCCTTGATGTCCGCATTCATTTCATCGCACAATTTCTTGCACGAATCCATTTCTTCTTTGACCGAAAAGTACTCTGGTATCAATTCATCCAAAGTCTTTTCGGTCTCGCCGTTCAGTTGTCTCATTTGCTATTCTCCTTTATTATTTTTTAACGTATTTCTGAGTAGTTTCACCCAAGATACCATTACGTCCGTGAGGAAGTGACTGCTTGAACTGAATTAACTGCCATGCATCAGACTGTTTCCAGTATCTAGTCTGTCTCGGGCCGCTCTGCTGAAAATCAGGCAAAAGACCTGCGAGTTCATGGTCAGTATGGGTACGTTTCCAACGATACCAAATGTTAATTGTAGGTGCTGAAACTCCAACAATTAATGCAATTTCTTCTACCTTACATAACTTCTCTGACATTGTTTACCTCCTTTAACTTAATTATATTTGAAAATCATATTATTATACGATTTACAATTACCTTTACAAATTGCCGAGATTTTTCCATGAGGAACTTTCGTTGCTCGTTCAGCGGCCATTGTTGATTCAAATTCTCCAATAAATTCTCCATTAACTTTATAAGCCTTAACAATTTTACCTTGCTTTTTTAAAATTGAAGCACGTATACGTTCCTTAGTTCGGTCAGGACAACCTCGTCTTGAGTTCGCCAAACGAATTTTATCTGGTCTACTTCCATATGTATTGTTGTACAACGCTGTACACCACTCCAAATTAGTCACATTATTGTTGTCCTTATGCTCATCTTTATGATTAACCTGTGGTAAATTATTAGGATTTGGTATAAATGCTTGGGCTACAAGACGATGTACTCTAAACTGAATATGTTTTCCAGAGGTACTTCTGAGTGCAACAACTTTATATCCATTTACATTACTTTGTTTGAGTTCCTTACTGTCTCGATATACTCTACCAAAATTAGATATATAATATTGATACATAAATCCGGTTATAGGCATAAGTGTTTCTTGCATCAGTATCTCCTTATGATAATAAAAATTGTAATAATTCATCTTTATTGCCGACAATTTGTCCATCAACTACTGCATCTGAGATAGCACCTTTCTTCTGCACTAATTCCCAAACTCTTTCATCAATAGTATTTTTTGTTAACAAGTTATATATTGTAATTTTATTCGTCTGACCTATTCTGTGACAGCGGTCTACAGCCTGGTCATATAGTGCTCTGTTCCACGGGTGGTCAAGAAAAATCATAATAGTGCCTGCTGTAAGTGTGAGACCAGTACCCATAGCACCGATAGTACCTATAAGTACATCTATTCCATTGTATTTTCTGCTATGTAACGCCGCATTACTTTCAGTATCTTGGAATTGAAATACTACTTCCTGTCTTTCTGAGTCTTTTGTATTTCCTGTAATTTGGCCTACTTTGTACTTCTTATGTAGTCTCTCAAACACCACATCTGTTATCTGTGTCCAGTTAGAGAAGATAACTACTTTTTTACCATTACTAACTGCTTCTTCTACAAGTTCTTCCATGCGGTCAAGTTTTGCTGACTCTTTAATCATGCTTGAGAGAATACCTGTATAGCCTGTAGCCTGTCTCATTCGGATTAACTCTGCTAAGGGATTACTTGCATTTTTAACCTGGTCAATATTGGCCTTAATGTCTGTCGTAATCTCTTTGTATATCTGAGCCTGCTTGGCTGTCATCTCAACATATTCATCTACGTACAACTTCTCAGGTAAATCTAATACTTCTGATTTAAGTCTACGTAACATAATCTCATTTAGTCTTTCCTGTAACTCATCAAGATATCTATAACCGACAACTTCATAGCCACCAAAACCACCCATGACACAATAATGATTTCGGAAAGAATAGAAAGCATGTTTCTCATAGCCTAACCATTTAAGTATCATGTATAAGTCTAAAGGCTGATTCATAATAGGTGTACCAGTCATAGCAATCATTGTCTCTGCCTGCACCTTCAATATGCCTTTACCTTGCTGACTTGTGTGGTCTTTCGCTTTATGACACTCATCAAACGCTATCATGTTGATATCGCCTGACTGCGTTAATTTGACGATTTCAGCGACTATTTTTTCGTCTCTGAAAGTTTCTACGTTAGTTATGATAAAGTACTCTTGGTGAGCGTCCAGGAGCGTCCTATCGCTATGTCTGAGTTGCAGTACATCTTCTAATTTATCTTTATTGCCGCCTACAACTAATCGACCGTCTCTTCTGACTCTCTGACCAAGTATTCGGCACTGCTCATCTGAGTGAGTTTCAATCTCATTCTTCCAGTTCCACTTAAGACCATTAACACCGCAAATGATAAGACAATGCTTATATCCTAAAGTACGTTTCTTATCCACTGCAATATCAATAATCTGCTTGGTCTTACCTAAGCCCTGCTCATCTGCAAGTAACCACTTATCGTGATTAAGTCCATATAAGACACCTGCAATCTGATGTTTGAATGGCTTAGTCTTGAACTTAAAGCCGTCAGGAAGTTCAGTAAGTTCTTCCTTTTCTGCAACATAACCATTGATAGTGAAATCGAAATCAGTCAATCTCTCAGTAATATAACCTAACTTCTTAACAGGTATTTCCCATTCTTTTGTATTTACATTATAAGAACGCTCTGACAGTTCTTTAATAGTATCCACTATCTTGCTGTTATAATCGAATGATACAAATAATGAGTATTCATAGTTAGTTAATTTCTGAGACTTTTGAATATTTATAGTTATCATTGTTACTCCTTTCGTCTCTACTTCTATAAACATTATACAACATAATTCTTGCGTTGTCAACGTTTATTTTAATAAAAAAGTGCCTCGACTGAAAAATCGAAGCACTTCTTATTATTAACACTATTTAGTTCTGCTCTAACTGCTTAATCCAAGATTTAATCATCTGACGAGATTCATCGTCTTTGGCATCCATCTGTAAGTCTTTGAGACCATCAAGCAATTCATCTTTCGCTTCGGCTCTGCTGTAGCCACGGCGTCTTGAATAGTCATAAGAACCATCATAAGAATCGTCATATGAGCCGTCATCTCTAGAATATCTGCCGCGAGAATCTCTTCTTGCATTTCTGCCACGACCTCTTGCTCTACTATAAGAATCATAGGAGTAGTCAGCCTCTTCCATTGCTATGATTGTGTCAATGGATTTAATCGAGTGAGTAAGTTTGTCGATAATGTCAAGGCTTGTTGTTGACATTTCATCCTTCTTAGTACACTCGTTAAGTTCGTCCATGAGCATTTCTCTTAACTCTTCCAACTTATGCATACTTTTCTCCTTCCTATGCGATTCTGGTAATTACAAGGTTTGAGTTCTGTACATCGATAGTAGGTGTAGGCGTAACTGCAGGGTCGTCAACTGTTGCATCAACATATCTTACTGCTACTGAGAAACAGCATCCCTTAGGTACAGTTACGATTGCAGTAGAGGTCACATTACCGAAGGTATCAACTACTGTAGGCGTGTAGATTGCCTCGCTTGTAGGTCTTGCCTCACCATTAACGCTGATTGCTACTGCTATGGGAGTTATGGCGCCACCCGTAGGTATTGCTATATTGCCATTATAAGTTACCTGATATCGTGCAAAACAATTGTTAGTGATTCCACGGAGAATAAAAATTCCTGTTTCGTCCTCATGATATACACATCCTTTGGTACAAGGGATAGAAGCAGTAAACAGTACTGGACTATTAAGTGCTACTGCCTGTACTGCATTTGCTAAATATTCTGCCATAGTTTCACCTCCTTACATTCCACAACCGCATCCACCATTGTTGCAAGTGAAGATGGGAGTTCTGCCATAAACCGGAGTAGTGGGAACAGGACAGTTGTTAAGTCTGTTATACAACTGGTCAACCTCGTTAGCAAAGCCCTGCTGAATAAATGCGTTCTGAGCAACCTGAGATTCACGAAGAGAAGCCATAGATAACTGTCTTTCGAGGTCTGCGATTTTCTCGTTCTTAGCATCAATCTTGTCCTGGCACATCTGGTCAAGGATTCTCTGAGTGTTTGCTGTCTGGTTTGCGAGTAAGTCACGAACACCCTCATTGATTACCTGTCTGTCTGCACAGTTCTCGGTAGCAACTGTGTACTTAAGGTCTGCAATGCCCGCACGATTTTCGCAACAACAGTTCTGAAGTGCGCTCTGTACGCCAAAAATGCTCTGCATATTAGCCATCTGACGAGCGTTTGCACCCTGCTCAACTCCTGCGAAGCCGTTGCAAAGAGCCATCTGTACATCACCGAAGCCGTTACATAACTGAGTAGAAATGCCAGTAATACCGTCACGAATGGAAGTGATGTTGTCGTTAAGCATCTGATTCTGGAAGCCGTTGCTGGTAAGGTTAGCCTGATTCATCCAAGGATAAATGTCGTTGCCTACACCTCCACCGAAGCCGCCGCCCCATCCGTTGTTGCCCCAACCGAGTAAGAGCAAAAGAATAATCCATGCCCAATCTCCGCCAAAGCCATTACCGAATGCGTTGTTGCCGCCTGCGGGACCTACAAGCATTGTGGTGTTCATTCCACTTTCGTCTGTCATTTTGTTTTCCTCCTTTAAACTATTAAGGTTAGCGACTCATCAAATTTGATGAGTCGGATATATAAAAGTTGCGCCACTTTTATTTCTTGAATAACTGCTGAATTATTGGATTGTTTCGCATTTGCATAGCACGATTGACTTGTGCTTGCGATACCTGACCGGTATTAAGAAGGTGCTGAATAATCTCATTTGGATTATTTAGATTCTGTGGTATATTATATCTCTGAGATAACAACTGTATAGGATTTGACTGAAACTGTTTAGCCAGTTCAAACATATTATTCATCGTCATCTTCTATAATCACCTCACGCTTTACTTTCTTTAACTTAGCCAAATCAGTTTTAACTGTCTTAAGTTCATTCTTGACAGCCTCAAGTTCTGCCTTTTCTGCATAATCAACTTTCTTTTCAGGCTCGGCTGTCTCTGAGTCCTCTTTTATGAGTCTATACTTTTCAAAACGAGGAGGCTCTAATTGAGAAAAGCCCATCGTCTTTGTATATATGTAAGGTGCTGACTCATCTTTAAACGTAATGCTGTTACCCAATGCGACAGGATAGTTTCTTGCATCAGCCTCACTAGGTATTCCTATAAGACCGTTGGTCTGAGGTGTAGGCTGTAATTGTGCCTGTGGCATCTGAATCTGCTGTTGGCTAGGGTAAAACTGCTGTTGCTGTTGGGGATAAAACTGTTGCTGTGGATAAAAATTAGGATAGGGCATTATTTACTCCTCTCTGTACCAATAATAAATTGGTGTCTCATCACCTGAGTCCCACGAATCGTAGTAATCTCCGTCAATTACCGCAACTACATGGGTACCAGTACCTACAATGTATGTGCCTGTAAAATGCTCACCACAGAAGTCTCTTATTGTGTAGCATTTCGGACAAGTGTCGGGCAACATACGACTACGAAAACCGTAAGACTTGAGAAGTTCAGCCCATACTCGATTTGAAGATGGCATATCGCACATAGCGAAACCTTGTACCACTAATTCTATATAGGTAGAATACCAATCTTGGTCAAGTGCTATAGATAATGCTCTAACGACACAATCGCCGACATATGAACCATACGGGTTGGGATTTACTTTAATAAATGCCATGGCTGTTCTCCTCTCTTCAATTAAATCATAACAATAATTAAAACAGAGTGAGTGCCAGTATAGATGCATTGATGGACCATTTATGTGCAATAAAAAAAAACACCAAGATTATTTCTTGGTGTTCCATAGAATTTTATTAAATAATTCTGTTTCTGCCTTGTACACGATTCGTTTCATTTGCGAGTAGGAATAATCAAATTCAGCCGCTAACTCGTATAATAACAAACCGTCTAATAGGTGCCGCTTTAGTATCGCTCGGTCTCTTTCTGAGAATATGTACAAATCAATTAACTCGGACAACTCAGCAGTTGTGTACAGTGTAATTTCAACTGGTTTCTTTCGTCTCATTTCTTAATTTTTACTCTACCAGTTCCATGACACATATTACATTTACGATAACCAGTCTTACCGCCGGTTCTTCGTCTATGTGTAGTTCTAGTTATCCGTACCTTCTGTCTCGCCATTAAGTTCTCCGTTTATGATATAATTGCTACCAAATGTATCAGCATCCTGCTCTGCTTCAATCACTGTGGTGTCGGTATTATAACTACTTAGCAAATCATTATATGCTATAGTCCAAGCCAGATTAGTTATAATAAACAAGGCGAGTATAACCATCTTCTCTATGAATGACCGTCTGTTTGTTCGCTCATGCGAAGCCACAAGAGCATCAATAAGATATGCCTTAGGCATGTCTCTCTCGTTCATTACTTTTTAACTCCTTAACCTCTGTTTTCAGTACTGCAATCTCATTCTGCATGGCATAGACAATGGACCTTAGGTCTTTATTATCCTGCACTATCTCTTTAATATCATTGCTGATACTTTCAAGTTTTGCCATTAAAGAAGCAATCGTGGCTACATTTTCTTTGGTATCTTTCTTACTTGCTGTCCACACTGCAAATGCAAATGAAGCAAATGATATTACCCATGGTATAATCTTATCTATCGTCATAGGCTTGCCTCCAAATCTGCAAGTTCTTTCTGTAAGGTAGCAATCTGCTCTTTCAGATAAGAAATGCGGTTGAGTACATCCTCGTTGGCCGAGGGTTTGTTATTCTTTAACTTTAAGCCCCATAAATTAACGATAAATTCACAATGAGCCTTAGCGCACTGATGAGCAAATTCATCTGTAATGATAATTGGCTCATCTACGGTTGAATCCATAAATCCATGCTCGATTAAAAGCGCATCTGCCTTAGGCATCCTTACTTCGTATAACTCAGTTGTAGGTATAATCTTACGAGACCTATCACCTACAAGTCCTGTATACTTAATAAGCGTGTTATATAACTCTGTAGCCTGCTTTTCGTTTCTTGCCAACGGGTAGTGGAATACTACAATACCACCACCATTGAAGATACGACCTGCCGCATTGTGATGAAATGCCAAATACATATCTGCTTTAAGTTTGTCAGACTCTTTGGCTCTTGTTGCAAGAGGTACATCAGTTCTACCTGTTGTGTCATCAAGTCTGATAACCTTAATGCCATCATATTTTTCTAATTCCACTTGGGTGTAACAAGCAATACGCTGGTTTAAATCCCATTCACGAATGTCATTAGGATTAAGTTCAAGAGGTATTCTCTTACCTGCTGTATTATGACCATGTCCTGCTGAAATCACAAGAATCTTCTCGGGAGTAGTTTGAGTGCTCTCGGAAGCGGCAAAATACTTATCATAGAAGTGTCTAGCGTAATCCGCTCTCAACTTCTGCTTTGCAGGGTCGTCCTTTTTAGCAGGTCTCTCAAACTTCACCATGATAAGTATTGCGGCTTCCTCAGGAGTTTTACATGCCATTAATTCATTCATCAATGACTTACTGCTCGATAATTCTTCCCAAAACCAATCCATCTGAGTGCGAAAATCTGCAATAGATACGGCACGTGCTTTAGCAAGATTATACAGTCCTTCTTTTCTACCAGCAGAGGTCCACTGACACAGACCAAAACCTATAGAGTCATGTACAAAGTCTTTGCCATTATCAGGTCGTTTCCAAGTGCCAGCATCTACCTGACGAACATATTCCGCATCAGTTGTTTTCAATGTCGCCATTGGACCGTTCTGTGCGTTGCCTGGGTCAAGTGCAGATTCCGCAAGTTTGTTGGCTAAATCACCAGAGATGATGATACCGTTGAGACCTTTGCTGGTTTCATATGCAATTATGTCCTTAGCAACTTTCTCATTGTATGCAATCATCTCATATCCCATCCATCTTCTGCAACTTTTTCATTGGTACTGTCAGCAAGACCTTCGCCAATAATGTACGCAACTACTGCCGCGCCCTGCATGATAAGACCAGCGACTACCTGCGCTTCTTTATCATGACCAGTAGCAGTAATAACACCTGAAACAAAAAGTGCTACTGCCATCCAAAATTTTCTTGAAGTAAGTTTTCTTTTCCAATCAATCTTCATGTTATTTACCTCCTTACTTTAATTAAATATTAACACATATTTGCCAAATTGTACAGTGTTTTTGCGAAATTAGTGGTATGATTTCTCATTAAGGGGGTAGGGTTCTCAACTCTACCCCTTTATTTTACCGAGTACAGATTTAGGTGTTAACGTAGCCTATCTGTATTCTTGCCTTAATTGTACAAGGGAATGTAGCGGTAGAACTCGAACTTGACTTGCAAGCCACCGAAACAAGAGGGTGTCCACTCGATGTTTCCATGTCTGCGTTGTTGTCAGTTTTAAGTGCCGTCCACGAGCCCGATGTATAACTGTAATATGGCTGTGCTTGCTTGTAGAATTTGCTAGATTCATTACCTACACCAATTCCGAAGCCGACTTTGCCCGAGTAACTTAATCCCGTATCAGAAAGAAGTCTTACAAATAATGGTTTGCCTTGTGCGGTTGCGTTTGTCTCTACCGTAGCATTTGCTCCGCTTATTGTTATTCCGCTTAACATTGTAGTAATGCTATCACCGCTCATGCTACTGCCCTTAGATGCAATTGAACCATCCCACTCAGCATCGAAGATTACTGTATAACCACCCGTATCGGATGATACTGTGATTCCTACCGTTGCCGTAGCGGTAACTCCGTTTTCGATGTAAGTCACAACTATCGGATATGCACCCGCAGTAGTCATGTCAACTTGCGATGTATCAAATTCCAAATCGCCGTTGGCTATGTTCGCCGTGGTATTGTCCGAATAAGTAGCCACTCCCGTGATATCCGAAGTTGATAAGGACTCATTGACTGTATATGCCGTGGTCACTTTTGAAGCGGTGAGTGAAGCAAGTGTCTTAGTCTGCGGTCTTACGCTTGATGTAACTTGAACGCTTGTAGTTTCCGTGTCTTCGCCATAAGTGTACGAAATACCGATTGAGTAAGCACCCGCCGTTGTAAGGTCAACATTGGATGTATTGAACACCACATCGTTATTGTTAACCACGCTTGTAGTGTTGTCGCTCCATGTTGCGGTTACTGTAATATCTGCGGTACTCAATGTCTCATCAGTATAGTAACTTGTCTTGCCCTTAGTTGCGGATATGCTTACCAAAGTCTTACCGCTTGCCGGAATCGTTACGGGCGTTGTGTCGATAATGTACTCGCAACTGCCGTAGAACTTTTCATCGACAAAATTACGGCTTCTTAAACGAATGTGATTCTCGTAGACTTCGCACAATGTACCCTCGGACTCAGCATAGATTAAACCTGTGGCTGACCCATCGATAATATCTCTCGGAACTACCAAAGACGATAAGTGAACAAACCTCGCACCGCCTTTGTATTGGAAGATGTTAAGATGCTTCCATACACTCTGATACTGATACTTAATGTGTGAATGTCCACTTAACCAAATGACATTTTTGTAATGGTCAAGAAGATTCAAAAATCTCGTTCTGTCGCTCTTTGATGTACCCCAAAGGTCAAGCGTGTATGCTCCGTTGCCATTGCCAAAGCCTTGGTAATTGCCGTTTTGCTTCATGTCTGCCAAACTCCATAAAGGGGGAATGTGCATTGACAAGAACACACGCTGATTGCGGTAAAGCTCTAACTTCTCCTCAAGCCAATCAAGGGAAGCCGATGTAAGCATTGTGTTACCGCTTCCGTGAGTAGTACCCTCAAACACCGACATGTAGATGTAAATGTCTCCGCCGATTTCCTTGAGGAAGTAATTCTCAGTTTCGTTTGTCCAATCGGTATCAAGGTACTTTCTTAATCCCGTAGGATTTTTTGTCATTATTGCGTTTGCAGAACCCGCTTCATGGTTACCACCGCCCGTATGGAACGGCACATCGCCTCTATATGTATCTCTGAGCGTTAACCATGCATCTAATTCCGATGTGTAGCCGTTAGCGGTCAAATCACCCGCTCCGACAAAAGCAACTACCTTTTCGTTGTCTCTGCCGTATGTGAGCATTCTCTGAATATCATCAGATGCGGTTTCATACCCATAGTGCCAATCGGACACCCATAATGTGCCGTATTCACGCTCTCCGTAATATTCATCGTCCCACAATTTATCCGCCGGAATATTGAACGATGTAACAATCGTGCCGTTCTGAACAGCACAAAGCCTTGTAGCGTACTTGGGAATGGCATTATATTCCATTAATTCAATGCTACCCATTGTCTTATTGTTGGCTACGTCAAGAGTAAGCGTGTCAAGCTTGGAATAATTACTCATTACTCCGTTGGCATCGCCCCACATAATATCGTAGTCACCGCTATACTCAGCTTCCTTGGCTGATAAGACTATCTCGCCATATGCGATTGACGGGGTATTATTCTTAAAGGACATCGATAGCTTTATGGGAGACGAATCTCCGCTTATGCTTTCAACCTCGCTCGGAAAGTCTGACGGGTCGATTAAGGACGATGTACCCTTTTTTGCTCTAATTGCATCGGCGGTGTCACAAAGTAAGCCGTAGGATATAGTCAACTTGTCATTTCTGTTCATAGGCTACACCTCTAATCCTTCTGCGGTAGGCAACTCTGCTATAACAAGGTCCGCAATGTCGGCCTTATCCTGTGCGGTGAGCACATAGTCATCGCCGGGGTCACCCTTTGCGCCTGGGTCGCCTTTTGCGCCGTCTTTACCATCTTTAACAACATACGAAGAGGTTTGAGTTTCATCGTTATCATTCTTCCATGTATAAGTATTACGATGACCATCAGACGTTTCCGTAGCACTAAACTGACAGTTTGCTCCCTTTAATCCACCGAACTGATTGGCTGTATCGTCTGTATACTGATTACTTAATATGTAAGCATCTACTGCTTTCATTACACACCTCCTTATACCCACTGAGTGCCGTTAAACATTAATCCAGAGTGAGTATCAGTATTGATGCCCGTTTCGCCCTCTTTAGGCACGTATTTGTTTCCATCAATAATGATTTCATCTGTTGGTAATGTCTCACCATTGTGGTAATACCAAGTTTTTGATTTACCGTCTACTTCTACTCTCATCTTTATCCTCCTTATTCGATTACTCCCATGCTATGGGATTGCTTAATACAAGTGATGCTACGTAACATCTTAGTTCTTGTGTGTTACGCGCCGAACCCTCATTAGCCGTGTGTCCAATCGTCCTCAATGTATGAGTGCCATTTGCTATATTTGTAAATGTCCTTGAACTGTTTTTGGCAACATCGTTACCATCAAATTGACCGTATCCATAAGGCTGGTCATTATCCTCTTGCCCTGAATATATGTTGCTTTGATGTACGGTAACTACGTTGTTTTGGTACTCTCTCATATTTAATGTAAATGATGTAGACGAGTCCAAACTCTGACCACCCACATAATATGGAGTCTCTGCGTGTGAAGTGTATGTGCTTCCACTTATATATCTCGAATTGCTTACCACGTTAAGACTATTAGGTAAATACAGCGCATACAAATTCATTTCTTCTCCAGTAGCAACCAGCGAAGTAACCTGCTTGTTTAAGTTATTGGGTTCTGTTGACCATCCTATTAATGTGTAATTACTCTTAGTTGTAGTAATTGACGGATGTAATACATCCTCACCTTCATCAACTTCCTCTGTACCTAATAAAGTTGTATTATCATAATAGTGTACGACACTGGCACCGCTCCACACATGAATGTATACACCATTCTTGTACACCCAGCCGTTACGCATCCTGTGGTGACTACCATTTTTGAAAAATGACATATGCTTTATTTTATCTTTGTCAATGCTGAAATATCCATGTGCGCTCATACTTATCTCCTAGAATGTCGTTAGATACAATCTGTCCTCTACGCCAATCGTTGGTAATGGGCCTGAAGTTAGTATCTGAATTGACTTAACATCTAAGGTTAATCCATTAACCAATGCATTAGATTCATTGAGTTGTGCCGCAGATATAACATCACCCTCTTGCTCATACTCAGTAATTTCTTCAAGGTACACATCGGCTTCCACAATCTGATTGTCTGATGTACGCCTAACATTGTATCTACGTACAGTATTCACTGTTTCATCCAAAATATCATTTTTCAAATTCGTAGGTAAACTCATGTTTTAACTCCTTTCGTATTACCCAGTGTAACAGGTAATCTGTTAAGTATGCTTATGTTAGTATCCAATTTCTCCTTTATCTGTTTCAAAAGTGATTCAATCCCATTAAAATATGTGCCTGTAGGAGTACTGCCATTTGCAACAAACGTAGGAAATTCTGAAACTGGAAGTTTAAATGTAGCATCATTTAATGCTAACGTGTTCTGAGTAATCTTATTAAAATCACTGGCATAAATATCGTCAGTATAGCTTAAATTCAACCTCATACTCGCATAGTTAGGAGGATTGAACATAAGACTGCTGTGGTCTTTTAAAAACAAAAGATTATCTTGGATTCTATTTACATCAGTTTTATCCCAACGAGTATTTTCTGTCCAGTCTGTTTTGGGTGTAATCCAACTCATAATTATCCCTCTTCTGGTTCACCAAAAATTTCAATATACTTGGCTATATCGTAAGTACCTAATAGATTTTTGATATAACTCTCAGTAACAGTTTCTATGGCATTGTTACTAAAATATGCAAAAAATCGTTTATTAGGTGTCATATAGTATAACCGCATTTTTGCTAAATCTTGATATATAAGTTCTGCTGTATCAGTATCATATATATAACCATCAATTATTCTCTGCATTATTCCTCCTCGTTGGTATATCCAACTCGATGTAATTCTAACTTACCTGAAAACGCACCGTTAAACGAGAATATAGTTTTTTCCACATTTACGTTTATATCTTTAAACGGATTGGTCATTCTGATAATATCACCTGCTCGTAACGATGGCTCACCTCTAAATGAAGCTGAGTAATCCACATTGGTTTTATAATACTGGGCTAACCAATCTGCTACTGCTTGAGCCTGTGCTGAATTACTTATTAACTGATTTTCACAAGTCTTATCTATACCAGTTAGTGCTAACACCTTAGTCTCGTATGCCTCATCCTCAACCTCACGAGGTTTTTGGTCTTCGTCATTTTCAAATGTATATACTTTAACTCGGATATTTCGTACCCGTTCGTCTATATATACCTGTGTGTTATCTGTTAATAACTCATCAGAAAGTACATAACCTGATGTGTTATCAAAACTAACCTTAGTCACATAGCATCTAGCATTAGGTTCGGTTTCCAATAATTCAATAAATATATCATCGAACGGGTCGTAATTTTCCAATATAAATATATTATCTTCTTGTATATTGGTAAACTCTTGACTTCCTACTAAATGACCACCATCCGATTCATAAGCAGAAATTCTTAATCTATGAGGCGGTACTCCTGCAAACGACATATAGACCGCATGGAAATTAAAGTGTGCAGGAAATATAAAATCGAGTAACCACTCATCTTCCATCGTTCCGTCATTATATGCTATATCACCTGTAACCATACCAGTATTCTTTACATATTGCGAAGGAGTCTCAGGTAAAAATATCTGGTGACCATCACTAATATTCATGCCTGCACTTAAGTCACTATATTCGTTATAAGCACCCGACACAATACTTTTATAATCTGACCAGTGTGTCATATAAACCGGACTTATTAGAATGTCAGTAGGCGCCACACTGTTAGCAAAATTTGCCACTATTTGCAGTATTCCATTTTCATCTTCAAAAAAGATACATCTTGTAGCATTACATACTAATTGAATGGCTTCTCTGTGTAAACACTCAGGCACTGGATTAACTAAAATTATGCTTTCCAAATAATCGTCAATCTCATATTCATCTCGCTCAAAACCGGCATCCTGTAAAATTGCCTCGAGTTCCTCATAGGCGGTCCTTGTATGAATTGTATTACCTAAACTGTAGTTATTTTTTAATTGAGACAATCGGTCGGTTGCAATCAAGGTTAATACATTTTTCTTTAAATTCCATGATTGTAAATATACTGAACCAAGTTTTACCCATTCGATGGAAGAATCGTCTAATTCTAAGCCTACAGACAAGTCAACTTTTTGCATAGGTTCCAGAAACTGCATAAAACTTGCTGGATTATCTATATCGAACTGATGCTGTGTATCATACACGTTTATGGTGTGTTTTTGATAACTTACATTCTTTGCAATTGCCGAAACATAAGTCTCACTTGTTATACTCTGAACAGTAGAATCATCAAAATACAAACCAACGCCCATCTTCATTTCGCGTATCTTTAAACGCTGATTTGTATATAGCATGGTAGTAGGTATGATTATCATGTATGTAATATTTGATAAAATAATCGAGGTGTTTACATACAAAGATTTATCGTTGGTTAAAATATAACTATTGTTATTGGTCTGTATTGTGAATTGTGTAGGATAATTGGTACCAAAGTCAATAGTCAATCCTTTGATAGTATACGCTTGGTTAAAATTGATTCTTATTGGGTCTCCTATATTTACAGCACTAATGCCATTATCTTTATATTGCTGTGTTTCTGGCATAAACACCATTGAACCATCACACGGCACAGATTTTTCTTCTAGTGTGGCATATTCTACCTTCTCGGTATTCTTTGGTTTGAATATACTACCAGCACTCCACTGAGCCACTGCACTTGTAACTTTGGCTCCCTCTTGTGCAAGTGAATTAACAACACCCAATGAGACAGAGACATAACCGCGGTTACGCAATTTCTGTGCCATTATTCTTTTGTATGCAGAACTTGTATGAACCATGTTATGCCTCTCTTTAAACTCATTGTAACATATTTACCAACCGCAGTCAATTAAATTGAATTTGGTCTCTTTGAATCTAGTGTAGTTTAAACCCTCTACATGACTAGGTTGAGCGGTCTTATCGCCAGGATACATATACACTGTAACTCTCTCATTAGTGTCTGTTGTGAATGTAACTGGTACGAAGAATGGTTTAAGTGCTTGTCTCATTTCTTTCCAACTCTGAACGTCTAGGTTACTCCACTGTAAATTCTCTATTTTCCACAGAGGTCTTCCTATTACCTGACCAACAACGCCTCCGCTGGTATTTCTACCAGCGTTAACGTTTATGGAATCTCTGATTATGTAACCGACATCTGGTGAAGGAAATGCTACACCATTTACTATAATTAATTCATCAGGATTGCGCATATTTTTCCTCCTTTATCGTATGAGTGGCAAGCCTAACTGACTTGAACCTCTTGCACTTGCCATTGCTATCTCTCTGTCACCTATATAAGTACCGTAGTCCTTCTCTGTGAGTATCTGAGTATTATCTGCAATCTGTCTGAGATAAGGCTCTAAGACAGTTGCAACGGCTTCCTGTATTGTGCTTAAAGGTGCCTCGATATTAGTTCCCTGCTTCTGGTCACCTAATACTGCTAAGAACTGATTGTTAGGAGGTATTACAGCGCCTTGTGCAAGATAAGGAATCTTAGGAGCAGACCAACGAGTTAAGTTCATTGCAACTTTGCCACCACCCAATACATCAGGTACATCAAAATTAAAAGTATTGAAGGCATCTGCAACTGAATTTTGCATTGTCTGAACTGCTTCAACGAATCTATTCAGATAGGTTATCATAGTATTTATAGGCGCTTTAACTGCTACTGTTAATTTTTGCCAAATGCTTGTGAACTGTCCTATGAAGCCTGAATTGAACGGTAACAAGAACCCATCGATAACATGTTGACCTATCTGTCTGAATACTTTTGAAGGAGAATGGATTTGAAGTCTCTTTTCTACGCTGTCAGTCATTTCTTCAAACTCTTTTGAAGCCTTATATGGCATATCTACGCTTTGTAAGCCTTCAACAAATCCTTCACCAGCATGTGTACCACTGTCCGCAATCTCATCTACAAGGTCGTACACAATATCACCAAATGTCGTTATGATATCATCCTGAGCACCGGCAACCCAAGCACCTACAGAATCTTCAACGATTTTTTCTCCATCAGCCTGTTTAAGGCCAAATACTGTCTTAAAGTTGTCTACTATGTTATCCACAAAATCTACAACGAAATGTTTACCGCCAGTCGTGGTTTTTTCAGGATTTAGTCCAATCATCTTTTCTAAAGTAGTACTCATATTTCTATGAAAATCACTTTCAAGATAAAGTTTACCTAATTTACCAAAAATGCTGATAGTCACTGCGGCTAAAATTCCTAAGGCAATAAGTGCTCCTCCTGTTGCTATACCATGCATAGCGGCTACACCAGCAGATGCCCCGCCTAAAGCAGTTGCGAGTTTGGTAGATAATAGTGCTGATGTAAAACCTACAATCATCTTACCTAACGTCCACACAATAGGAAGTAAGATAAGTGTAACCTTAGAAGTCGTGCTGAAATTAGTCCATGTATCTTTAAACACCTGCACTATTCTGCTCCAATTAATTCTGGTTACAGCAGTAATAAGTGCGGTTTCAATACCTTCGATTACAGCATTAATAAAACCTGCTAAATCTTCAGGATTGATGTTTTCTACAAATCCATTTATGCCTTCCGCAACAAATGTACCAACATCTTCCCAATTTACTGTATTGAAGAAGAGTGTAATACTTCGTATACCAACACCAATAAGTTTCGCTATAGTTTCACCGATTGTGTAGCCTAAGTTAATATTTCTGTCAACTGCTCCGTTGATTCCAGTTGCTAATGATAATGCTACTTTGTTACAAAAATCTTCTATACCCGGCAGATTGTTCTGTACCGTAAGTAATGCGTTCTTAAACTTGGTTGCAAGAATCTGACCGATTTCGGTAAAGTCTGCGTTTTCCCAGGCTTCTTTGAGTTTTGCGAATATACCCTCACCGACTTCTACTAACTCATAGCCAATATTCTCAGGACTGAACGTACCGCTACCAGAACTCTTATTGTCGTTGAGCACGTTTAATTCATCAATACCTAACAGATTATTAACTGCTTTAGCCGCACCGTTTACACTGTCTGCATAATCGACCCAAGCGGACGATGCTCTGTAAATATAGCCTTGACCTGTAATTGTTGCGAACAATTTACCTACCCATTCCATTGCAGTCTGAGCGGCATGGGCTAATCTGTCAAACGCAGGCACAACCCACTTAAGTAGAGGCTGAACCATTGTCGCAAGATTAGCCTTCACAAGATTAAAGTTGGTTACTAATGAGGAAACCTGCTGATTAACTTCTGGTATCTCTTGCGCCATAATCTTGAAGGCTTCTTTAGTAGCGTTTCTCAATCTACGGAATAAGAAGTACAGAGAACGAACACCAATTCCATACCTCATTATATTACGTAAAGCGTTTCTAAAGCCCTTTCTTGTATCTGCAAAAAGACCCTTACTACTCTTATGCAACTTAGAGTGATGTGTGGAAGCATGTCTGATTGCATTTGCAAAACTACGCATGAGTAATGCGGCCTGTTTGGTATTTTTACCTATATTCTTGGTGTTCTTTTCAATCTTTTCAGTCGGTGCGTTTACAGCCTGCGCTTCTCTCTCTAACGCAAACATATCCGTAGCTAGTTCTCGTACTCGATTGTCCACTTCCGGTGCAATACCTACATATGCAAATTTACCATCCGTGCGTGCCAAATCTTCTTGAGCATTTTTTAAAGCATCAATCTGTTGAATGTTGTTCTTAATAGCCTTATTCTGCTCAAAAATCGCTAAGACTTCCTTTTCAACTAAATCCGTAGTGGGCTTAAGTCCTTGACTATCTAAATCTATCAATGCTCGCTTGTATGCGTTGATGATATCGACATAAGGTGCTTTTAACTCAGCAATTTTGTTTCTTGTATTCTCTATTGCCTTACGCCAGCCTTGAATATGGGAATCAAGTTCAACATTGACTGTTTTAAAAGGATTTACTGCATCCTTATTTCCTACATTTGCAATTTCCCACTGCCGTGCTTCGTCATTTTTTGCTTTTAACTTAGCCTTGAGAGTATCAATAGCCTTTTCGGTTCTTTCGATATATTTCTGATACTTCTCCTCCTGTGCAATTACAGCCTCTATTTCCTTGCGGTTCGCTTCATATGTCTCAACTGCCCTTACAGCGTTTACGTTTTGTTTGGACTGAGACTGAGCCTTTTCATATGCTCTCTGTAATTCCGTAACCTTTTGAAGTTCGTCTTCCAAGGCTTTATATGGTGCAGTTAACTGTTCCGTAACTCTATTGCCCATAGCCTGATTACTGTTATATACCCGCATAAACTCAGCACTGGCTTTAGCCACTTTACGAGCCTGGTCATACATGGGCTTAGTAATATCCGTAGACCCTGCAAGAACTTTTTTCTGCATTTCTGCAAAATTCTTGAGGTTTGCCTGAGCATGATTGAGTGCGTCACTCAGTTCTTTTTCCAAAGTCTTACCAGTAACAGATGAGGCTTTGGTTATTTTATTAAACAGACTTTCCGCATTAGACGAAAACTCCATATCAAATGAAATTACGTTTTTTCTTCTTGCCATAGCCTCTACTCCTTCTTATTCCAAAGTGACCGAACATACTCATCCATAGCAAGTTCGTCGGCTGTTTTACTGTTCCAGTTAAAGTACTGAGGATTGTCTGCTTTGAATCGTTTTTCGTAATCCTCAAGTTTCTTACCATTTATCATTTTATTTCTAATACCCACTACAGTAGATAACACACTTTCTCCTACTGACAGATAGTAACCCATAAATGTGAACCAATGAATGTATTCAACACTTCTTACTTCCATATGGGCCACATTATTTATTGCGGCAACTATAATTTGCTCATCACCTTTCCAATCTAAGAGTTTTCGATTAGTATTGCAACCAACTCCCTCAGGTTGATTACAATTGAAAAACTTGAACATCTCTTTAGATAACTCAGTGAGTGTGTCCTCATCATACTGTGCTAGGTCATCAAAGTCGTTAAACTCGTTGTAGAATATTAACAAAGAAGCGAGGACTCTTTCGTCCTCGCTCAACTCTGCGTCCTCTATTGCCTCGAAACATCTAAGAACTACTCTGTAGTCCCCTCGGTCGGTTATCGAGAACTGCCTGCCGTCAGCAATTGTTATGGCTGTAGGTAAACCGTACATACAACTCCTTATTTCTTAGCCTTAGCGTATTTATTAACCTTATCCCGTAACTTTTTGTATTCCGACTTAATGTTGTCAGAATACATATTCATAAATTTTTCGATAACATAATCATATCGAAACTGGCCGTCAAGCAAGTCGTACATTGTACCGCCGTCAGTACACTTGGATGAAACATCGCCGTCAAATACAAAGTCGATGATTTCACACATTTCCTTGTTGATTTCATCCAGGTCTTTTGCAAAAGACTTAAGCGCCTTATCCGGGTCATCTTCTTTAGCCGCGTTCTGTCCTATAGCAATTGCTTTTTCCTGCAACTTGTTAAGTCGAGGTGTAGCCTCAGAGATACGAGATACAATTCCCATATCTGAGATATTAAGTTCGATTATAAGGCGATTGTCTCCGTTGAGTCGAAACTTCTTACGCTTAATCGGAGTCAGGTCGATATCGATTATATCTTCAACCGGTGCTTCGATTGGAGTTTCAACCTTTTTAGCCTTTGTTGATACCTCTTTGGTATCCTGAGCAGTTGTCTTAATCATGCTATTTCTCCTTTACTCTTAAATGTCCTGCGTAAACTCAAAGTTATCTGCGAGTACATCAACTTTACCAGTAACAAGGTCGTTACTGAAATATGCTGTGATGGGCATATTAACGTTTACATCGCCGCCGATAGAGTTATAAAGGATAGTGCAGTTAACGTGCTTTTCTGCTTCATAACCTTCGACGCTGTTACCGATAAACGCTGTGATGATGTACAGAGTGAACTGGTTAAGTTCTGTAATGGCATTTCTTCTACGAATGTCATTAAGTTTTGCACCCAACTTACTGCCGCCAAGAACGAGGTAGGGGTCAAATTCCTGCTGAGGCTGAGTCTTAGTTAAGTCACTAAAGTTATGACCTCTGATATCAGTAGAAGTCTCGATATCACCGTTGTAGTCGATGCTGGAATCAGGAGTTCTTGTACCAAGAATCTCTCTTTCCGTAACAGCCTCATAGTAAGTGTTGGTAGCAAAAGTAGGAGCCTCAGTAAAAGCGTTCTTGATGTACACGTTATCATTCTTAGTGTAATAATCATTGTACTTAGTCGACCAATCTGAAGGAGCAGAAGTTAACAAATTGTATTCATTCCACTCGGCTACAGTAAGGAGCGACTTACGCTCGGCTCTCTGACCTTCAGCCAGATTAAACTGTTTAACACTCATGTTGTTTCTCCTTTCAACTATCCCCAAATTTTATTTGAGGTGTCAAGATATGTTATTCGTATAACAACTTGGTACTGTGCTAACGGAGGCTGTACTTCATTATTTACGCCCCGTAAAGTAGGTCGATTTGTAGTTGGTTCTACACTATCTATTATACACGATGTACCAAAATTTGGAAATACTTTATTTTTATTTTGTGTTACAAGCCAATCAATTAATTCCTGAATGTCTGAAACATCAGCAACATTCGCATCCACTAAGTTGTCAACTTTGACTATGGGATTGTACGTAACAGCCTTGTAGATGAGCATAGTGAAAGTAAATACCTTCATAACACTTCCGTCTATATAGGTCTCATCTAAGATAGTGTCATCTCCATGAGTAACTATCTGTGTGCTGTTGTCCGACTCTTCTGCAAAGTTGAAAAATAAGGAGTTACCACTTACAGCAGGATAGTTCAATAGATATTCAATTACTGCTTGATTTTTATCCATCTCATTCTCCTTTGTAAATGTGGTCTAGAATTATGTTTGAGATTTCCTTAAATACTTCGTCATCATAACTAATGTCGTAAGCGTAGGTGTAATTATACATGCTGTATTGGCCGTAATCTCGGTCGTATTCGTCTATAGGTGAGATTGTAATACCTTCTGGACCTATCGAACTATATGCGTAATGAGTTTTACCTGTACGTTGACTAGTATACGCTTTACCATTTACGCCATTACCGCCGTGTCTAACTGCTTCTAACGACGCTTTTGTAGCACCAGTATCAGGACCCTTCGGCTCTAAAAACGTTTTAGAATCAGCAACATCTCGGTAGATTGCGAGTCGTATCTCAGGGTCTTGCGTTGAAGCGTATATACCCTTTTTTGTTCTTCGTAGGGTATTTACAAAATCACGAAAGTCTAAATGAACTCTGCTTCCCATACTACTCACCTTCTACGTAATAATGCTCATTACATCTTCCACCACCGACATTTATTACGAATTTGGATACTACTAAGCATCCGTCTAAACCTTTGTATTTCTTTAATAAATCGTTTGACCTGTAGCCTTGTGAATACTCGTTTATCTCATCTAAGGATTCACCTTTGACAATTATATCACCCTTGGTTAGGGTGAAGTGCTCTGCTTTGGCTTCATTAGAAAGTTCTATCCATTCGCTTCTTGTAAGAAATGCTGAGTCTTTGCGGATACGACAAATAATGTCATTTGTGCCAACAACTACGTTGTTAACCGCAATTTTATTACCAGTATCTTTCCAAAAAGCATTGTGGATAACATGCCTAAACCATGTAACCAATTGGGTTGTAGGGTCTGTATACTTATTGTACACAGTAAGAGTTTCGTTCCACCAAGATGCATAAAAGTTAGCCATTACTCACCTGGGTATAAGCCCCGATAGGTTAGTGACTGACCAAGACTATTCTTTAAGCCATTCAGATACATTCTAACCATATCGCCTAACTTCTTGTCATTGGTATATTCCATGATTGAACTTGCTGACAGACTGTTAAACTCAATGGATACTCCATCGTTTGCCTGTCGTGTGATTGCTCCACCGGTTACTTCACCGATCTCATTAACAAAATTGTTACTCAAAGCATCCATACGAGCCTGAATCATATTGATAAGAACATACATCAGACGGGTTAACGCTTCGGGATATTCAATTTCATCTTTGAGCCGGTTAAATGTAACCCAATTCACTACACACTCAGCAATAAACTCGTATTCATTAAAGGTGGCTTCTGCTAATGTTCCACCCATATTCTGATAAACTTCATACGTTAAAAACATAGCATCTGCCACCTTTCCTGTGTCTTATTAACCGAGGGAGATGATTCTCGCAATCGGAATTGCCTTTGTGCTGATGTATTCCTTTGTAGCACCACCGGTGTTTACAAGTTCCCAGTTAGCGCCGTTCTCAAGTTCTGCCTTAGTAGGAGAAAGAGTTGACATAACGGACTTAGTAAAGGAAATACCATAAGGTGCCCAGCACTTACGCTGTCTGGTGTAAAGAGTATCTTCACCACCGTTGGTCTTGGGGTCTCTGGACATTTCATAAGGAGTCTTTGCACCACAGTTGGTGTACTCAATAGCGCCATCGCCAAGAACGAAAGTAGTGTATACAGGAACACCAGCCGGCTCTGTAGTTGTAGCAGCCGTGATGGTTGTTGCAGTTGAGGTTGTAGAAACTGCAGGCTGGCCTGTGCCGTACTTACCAGACTTTTCGGTAAGAGTAAGGGTTGCGCCATCTCTTGCTACAGAATAGTTAGCATCACTTCCGAGAGCAGTTGCAAGGGATGTTGCAATACCAGTAGGTGTCTTTGTATCAGCAGATGCAACTGTATAAGTTGTACCAGCGACTGTGAACTTATCACCTTCAGAAGCGTTTGAGCCAGCAAGTGTTACTGTGTAAACACCAGCGCCAGTATAGTTAACTCTTACAGGCATAGAGTCATCAATGAGAACTGTTCTGCCGTTAAGAGTTGCAAGAGCCGCTTCTCTCTGCATGCCGTTAGCATCGTTGTACTTAAGGTATACAAGAATCTTCATGTTCTCAAGGTTGGTTGCAACTGCGGAGTGCATGATTGCAAGAGAGAACTTATTCTTGTGGTCACCACAAGCCTTCTGAATACCAGTGTTAAGGGATGTAGCATCCATCTTACCAGTAACGCCTTCGCTGTTCTGAACTGCGGTAATGTCGTGGGTATGAGACTGTACAAACTTAAGACCTTCTGCATCACTCATAGAGAATACACCCTTGAGGATAGCAACGATAGTATCCTGGTCAATCTCTTCCCAATACTCAGCCAACTGCTGTGCAACGTTCTCCATGAAATCAACGCCACCGGTGATATCATATGAGAAGTCTTTCTCAGTCCAAGCGTGAGCACGACCTACAACAACTCTGGAGTGCTGGAAGGTCTTGGTAGAACTTGTGGTAATGTCTGTAACGCCATCGTAGTTGTCAGGTACTGCGCCGCTGATTAAGCCCTTAAGGGGAGTAGTAATGTAGTTACCACCAACCTGGTCAGCCATAGCCGTTGCTAAATCCTGTCTTGATACGATTGCTCTGGACTTAACGAGTTCGTTAAGTTTGGTGTTGGGAATGCGGTCCATATACTTCTGGAAAACTTCCGCATTAAACACCTTGGAATCAAAAAAACTATTCATCTTGTTCTCCTTTGTTTAAAATTTAGAAGTCGAGTTTGACTTCCGGGTTTGCGTTCTGCATAGCCATCATTTCTGACAAAGTGTACTTTTTGCCACCAGGATTTCCACCAGTGGGTTCTACGAATCTTGGTACGTTTGGGTCAGCAGGTGCAGGTGTAGGCTCTGCGGGTGCTACAAAAGCATCTGCATTGTCTGCCTTATACTTGTCTGCGAAGTCCTCAGCACCTAAAATCTTATCGCCGTCCATCTTTAACTCTGCCTTACGTAACTGGTCGATGAAGTCTCTCTTTGCGGCACCACTAGAAAATTCCTTAGTGTTAGCAAACTCTTTAACTGCAAAGTCATAAGCCTGAGTCTTGAGTTGAGCCTTGTATGCCTTGGTATCATCGTCATACTTAGTCTGTAACTTGGTAAGGTCATCGGTAAGTTCCTGTAACTTAGAAGAACTATCACCTGCTTCTGCAAGTTTAGTCTTAAGAGTATCCAAGTCCTTATCTCTGTCTGTGATGGTTTTATTCAGAGTTTCAATCTGTCCATCTTTTGCGGCGAGTTCGTCCTCGTACTTCTTCTGTGACACATATTCACCAGTTGTCAAGTCCTTAAACTTAGCATCTTTGGTAAGTTCTGAGAACTGCTCATAGGTGAGAGTGCCATTTTCGGCTTTGTCAAAAACCTCTTTGATTGTCATTGTGCTACCTCCATCTTTTATATCAGTTTAATGTTTAAGTGTGCAGGCACTGACTGCACTGGATGGGCCTAAAATTTATATGTTGTTAGGCACAACCTTTATTCATAATTATTATATAACATTAATCCTGTTTGGTCAATACTTTTTTGCCTTTTTGTAAAATGAAAGCGGCACGTTATTGCTAACGTACCGCTTCACGGGGTATTGGGTTATATAGCACCTAAGACAACTGCTTGGCTAATATTATTATAGTATAGCAGGTATCCAGTGTCAACTTATTTTTCGGGCTTCGGCATATTTTTAGCCTTCTGCTCATTAGTGGCTTTCACACCCGATAATGGATTCGATAAGTTATCTGCTTTAAAGGTTCCATCTTCCTGATTCTGAGCATCTTGTCCGAGTTGGTGCTGAGCCATCATATTAGTTTCAATAGCCTTCTTAGCCTCATCATCGATATCCTGAAGAGCCTTCTTAGCCTGATTCTCAGTCTCGTTGAAGTACCACATACGAGTTTCAAGTTTAGAAGCAAGACCATTCTGTACAAGCGTAAGTCTTGTGGATAATTCAGTCTCAACATCTACTAAGATACTATCGTCCCACTCAAACGAACATTCATACTTTCCTTCGGGTGTAATCTTATACAATGAGCAGTAGGCATTCATTACATAGACAACATCCTTAAGGGCATCTTCAAGAGCCTGCTGAATATCAGCATTTGTGGAATAACTTCTCTGTCTGAGAATCTTTAACTCTGTGGCTGTCTTAGCCTCGTTTAAAGGTGTATTAGAGATAGTACCTCTACTCATGCCAGTACAATCTTCAATTCGGGTAAGAATTGCGTTTAAGCCATTAAGTAAAGAAACGTCTCTAAGTGCAGGAGCAAATACATTATAAGTTTCTTCGGAGTTAAGGTCTATCTTTCTGAATAGTCTTTCCTGTGCTACAGGTCTTACTGTTCTATCGTTACCTTCCGCATCCTGTACAAGTTTTAAGGCATCTCTATCTACATCAATAGCAAGTTCGCCGCCTTCAAACTCCCAAAGCATACGAGAGTACTGCATATCTGCGTCCTTGATTAAGCTTACTACTCTACTATAACCAGATACACCTAAAGGGGAGTACGGGTCTATAATATTTGCTTCAGGCATCTTGAAGTATGCAAACAATAATCTATCTACACCTTCAAGAGTTGTTTCAGGCTGTAATCCTGACCAAGCAGGTATGTCTGTCAAGGGTACTTCTTTACCAAGCATCTCATTACCGTAAGAATCTCTCTTGATTTCACCTGCGGTCGTTCTGTACGCCTTATTAATAATCGTACAACGCTTGCCCTCAAGTTTATGATATTCTACTCTGGTATAGAGATAGTCTTTATCCACCATGCGCTGTAAAAACGCGGCTTCAAGCATCTTACCTGTAGAGTCAAACGAGATGGGATAGAAGTCACCTGCTTTGACATACTCAAATTCTATCTTAGCATGATAATCTTTCTCTTTCTCATCTTCTGACGAGTCATTTAACACTTCATTCTCGCTTATTTTGACTACTGTTTTATGCTTGTCGATACTTTTATCGACTGTGCTAGTTTCTGTCGCTTCTGAGTCAAATTTGAAGTCATCATCAAACACAGGAAAAGGCTTGATAATGAGACCTCCGAGAGCAATTCCGTATTCAAGTTCTCTACGAATATTCTTTTTAACGGACTTAAACTGCTTCGCAAGGTAATCGGCTCTCTCAGTACTACCGATTGGAACATTTTCGGTAATCGTCATTGCGCCTTGTCCCATTGTAGGCATACCATTTTCATCAGTACTCGGAGCGACATAATCAGGATTAGGTTTCTCTACTTCTTTCATAGGCGCTGAGATTTCTACTTCCATTTCAAGAGTAGCCATTCTAGCCTTCTCACTCGCAATAAGAGATGGAAGTCCCAACGAAACAATACGAACGGGATTCTCTTTATCAGGTTCTCTTAGCCAAGGTGCTCGGTTTTCATACATCTTAGACCAGAGACCTATATTGGCAAACATAAGAGATGAAATCTCGTTCTTGATTTTAAGCGCATCTGTAACCGTCTTTGGTGAAATCATCTTATGCACTATCTCCTTTACTTTAGTAATAAACTTAGAAGGCATATTTATGCTCCTTTACTCTTATTCCTAATTATATTGTAACACGTTGTTAAATGTTTCTCAATATTAATTTCCTCTCCTCTTCCAGAAACGTTCAGTAGCGTATCTAACCGAGTCAATTGAGTGGTTATTAACATCAGGATATCCGCTGATTATCTCATCGTCCTTATCTCGGTCGTATTCATACTCTACAAATTCCTTCAAAGTACCAGGACATCTTGCGGGGTCAATATAAATATGATTTAATGACTGTAACCATTTCATTGAATACACGATACTATCAGGTCCTTTCTCAGCAGGTCTACATCCATATCCACCATAAGATTTATAGTCAGAGATTGATTTAGGTTCCGCCGAATCTGCTGTAAGAATCTCGGTACTTTCCATAAAATGCCGAGGTCTCGGGTGTTCTACATCATAAATTCCATCTTCTCGCTCGGGAAAAAGCCACAATTCGTTGTAAAGTTTATCGTAAGTACCTCTGTTACTTACTTTATTGCAACGATACTCCGCAAAAATGTATAAATCGCGGTGATTGGCATCGAAATACGACTTGGTAAACGCAAACGGGTCAGGGTACCAACCCCAGTCAATGCCATTGTATATCTGGTCGAAGGTTGCAATAAGCGAATCGGGCATAGGTAAAGGTACAACGTTCTCGAAAACATTACCGCCAGTACCAACTGGTATGCCTAAATACTCATGCTCGTAGGCTTTTGGATTGGTGCGCTTAAGGTCTTCGGCTTCATCGATGAAGGCTGGACCAAGCCACTCAGGAGGTACATCCAAGTAGGTATTTTTCATGGTATACGTGTTCTCACGTCCCATGGCATCTACAAAGTACTGATTAGCCCAATTTAAGTTACTAATTGGCGGGTTAAAAGAACGAAAATCCCAAAACAACTCGCCGCCACGCATTGTAGACTGTAAAACTTTACGAATTTCAGCCTCGCCTGAGTATTGGTCAAGTTCTTCCCACCAGGTAATGCCTATATAGCCAAAAGGCAACTTAATTGACTTAATCTTATCAGGACTATCTAAGCCCATAAAGAGAATTTGCTGTCCTGTAGGCAAATAAACTATAGGATTGGCTATAGATTTTGGTATATGGAAGAAACTCTCAAGTCCTAACTTGTAAATTCCCCATACAATCTGTGACCAAACTGAGTTTTTGATGGTATTTCCGACTTTTCGGAACACACAGGCATGTACATTGGGATAGTTTACGATTAAAAGGGGTGTTGCGATTGAAAAAAGCGATGATTTTGTTGAGCCACGGCCACCCGCATTAGTATAATGTGTGTGGCCATGTTTCAAAATGTCCTGTAATTCATCAAAGAATTGACCAATTATGACCTCATGCATCTTTATATTGATTTGAGGTACAAATATTGGCTTAGGACTCGGCATTCATGCCTCCCCAATCTAATACTAACTTGATTTCCCTATTTTCGTCTGTAGCCTTAGCAGGTGCATCGATAATTCTCTTTGCAAGTTCTTTAGCCGCTGAGGTACGTTCTGAAAGTGGTGCATCTAAGCCAAACTGGTCTTTTTCATCGCCGCGCATTACCCTTGTAAAATACCCTAAAATTTCATTCGCATCTGCAATGGCTGTTTTATCCATTTCCTCGATGCGGTATACGATTTCATCGTATATATATGGTTTGCTTAAAAGTGCTTTACCCTTTGCTCTGTAATGAGCATCGTCCTGCTTATTAGCCGATGGTGCAAATCCAGCAAGTTTTGTTGCTGAGACTAAATCACCATCCTTCATAAACTCATTAATGAACTTATGCTCCTTAAGAGACAATTTAGAACCCGAATGAGTGTAAAAGACCTGAACAGCACTGTTTGAGCCTCTTACCAACGCTTCTAATTCTTCTTTTGTCATCTTCTGCGTCTACCTCCCTTTGCTCGTTTCTTTTCTAATTCATTGGCAATTCTTGCCAAAGATGATTCCTTAATGCCGCTCTTGGAACGGTTCATCATATCCCTTATCTTCAAGGCACCACTCTTATCAGAAGGCGATGCATTAGGGTCATTAATGACTGAGTTGAGGGACGGTGAACTTGTTTTAACCTCTGTTGCGCTCTTAGTAGGTATGTTAGGGTCATAAGCCCTAATTATCATTTCAGAGCCATCTTTGGATAACTTAAACTGAAAGATAATATCTTTCTCTTCCTCAGAAGCAACAGCAATCCTGATATCATCTTTGCCTTGGTCTCTGAAATCCGCCTCACGTGGAGCCTTGTCAGTAAGTTTTCTGGCATTGCCTATGCCATAAACTGAGGTTGACTGCGAGGTTCTGTGTTTCCTATTAGCAAGTGCTGTAGCGCCCATTTAATCCTCCGTTTCCTGCGAGAGTTTTATCTGCTCTCTGATATTGTTCCACATCTCATTGTCAGTTGGTAACTCTTGTCCATTTTCCACAAACCACATATCTCTCAAAAACAAAACCATTCTGATAAGTGATGTTGTCTTATAAATAGAAACAGTGTCATACTTGCCCTTGTCAGCATTCCAGCAACCTCTGCTCAATTCGAATAAATTATGAGGCATGCCTTCCTTGCCCATAAACTGCTTCTTGGCATATAACAGATTATGTCCTTTCATATTAAGCGCCTGTATTAACTTCTTAACCGACTGATTATAATCCGCCATAATTATTAGCCTCCGTTTCTACTAAAACTATAACATTAGATTTCGCTATTGTCAATCAAAAAGCCATTGGCGGCGAAATTCCTCCCTCCCACGCTCCCCAATTTCCCCAGGTTATTGGTATCCGGTACCGGTATAAAATCGCAAGCGCACCCCTGGTTTATTGGAAACCTGACGGGACGTGTATCCAAGTGCTCAACTCGCTCTGCGCTCAAAAAAGCGTGTCAGTGCAACGAGTATACGTATGTGTGTTGTCGTGCGTGTCTATGAGTCTCTGTGCGTGTTATTTGAGTATGTTTTTGCGTTGTGCTGTGCGTGTAGAATTTTAAAATCGCACAAAAAAAAGAGCACTCTATTTGAGTGCTCTTTTGTGTTGCTGTTTACTGTGCTTTTGCTGTCTCTGTCTTTTGTGCTGTTGCTGTCTTGCTTGCTGTTGCTGTCTTTTGTGCTTTTGTCTCTGTCTCAAAAGCAACTACACAACGTTGTGCGTACTCAAGTGTGTTAAATAACTCTGTCAGTGTGTTGAAGTAAGAACGTATTACAAAAGACTGTTTGTAACTCTGTCTTGCAAAACACATTGACTTGTCACACTGTAAGTACTTCTCTATCTTATCAAAAGATTGTGTGAATTGAATTGCGCTAGCATCGTATATCTTGCATATTGTGTGTTGCTTGCTGTCAAGTAGTGTTAACGTACACGCTTGACTTTCAGATATTTCATAATGAAAGTCATTGCTGATTAAGTGCTTATCAAGTGTTGCAAGTGCTGACTCTTCACAGAGACTTAAATCAGTGAAAAACTTCTTAAGTGCTGTGCGCTCTTCTTTTGTCGCTGTGCTTTTTCTCAGTGCTCTAACTTCTTTTGCGCTGTAAATCGTTGTGTTAACTTCTTTGATTGCTTTTACAGTGTTGTTAGTGTTGTTAGTTTTAGTAGTTTTCATTCTACGCCCACTTTCTCGTGCTTTAGCACGTTAAACTATGAAATTTCGCACACTATTGTGCTTGAGATAATAATAAACGATATACTACGTAAATGCAAGCACTTTTTGAAAAAAAAATTATTTTTTTTGCTTATAATAGTAGAAACACTTTTAAAAATCACTTTTTAAAAGTGCTGTAAACGTTGATTTTATGCGCTTTTGCGCTCTTTTTTCGTGCTGTTTTTTGTTGCGTTCTTTCTATATTAATGCGATTTTTCATTAAGCACTTTAGTGTGCGAAAGCGCAGATTGTGAGAGTGGGGTACCCGCCAGAGAGCACCCACCAGCACAATAAAATAGTCCTCTCTCCGGAGAGTAGTCCTGAGCCGGGGCTGTAATATACACCTTAACCCCGCCTCACCGGTGCGTGGTGCCAACCGCTAGCGGAAAAGAAAAATAACCCAGCGGGACCTAATAATAGGCTCACTGGGTAGTTGGCTTATATATAACGTCGGTAAAGGTGATGTAGTCTATCGTACATCTACCCATACTTCTATACTATAGTCTGTCTCTGTTACTGTATAGTCCTTTGCCTTAATCTTCTCTACTACTTCGGCATCTTCACACTCATCGATATTGAACTGTAAGAACTCATCAAGGGAATTGAACTCGTAGAACTCATCGCTGAAATCTACGGCATAAATAGAATTGTTTCTTACTGCTAATACATAGGGCTTGTTACTCATATTCATTTTCCTCTCTGCTTTTTAGAAGTGTGCTCTTCTATGATTTTATTGTAACATCCTGAGGTTTACTTATACTACAGGACTTTGCGTGTATCACACTCTTTTCGTGCTCGCCCGCTGATTTCCTTGAGGTACCCGCCAGCGGTGCTAGTATGATGGTGGGTACCTGTCCTATAATAAGAGGGTGCTTGCGCACTCTCAATCAATATCATCTACATATATGGCCTTCTTAATGTGCTCTTTAATCTCGTTGTACATGTTTCCTAATACCCACTCGATAGCATCTTCTTCGCTGTGCTCGTCAGTCGCATCGTACCACACGTTGGTCTTAAAGTGAATATCATCGATTCTGACACGATAGCGAACCATACGTTTTTCAGGCTCTTCTTCCTCTGCGTACATCTCGTCACGCTCATACTGTTCGGCTTTGTCTACTGTCTGCCAAAACTCATACTCAGGGTCTCTAGGCTCGCACATATCAACTCCATCCATACCTTCGGGAAATCTTTCTGTTAAATCAGGAATACGCATAATATAACCTTTCTCGTTTTTAGAAGTGTCGTTCTTCTCTATGCTTATAGTCTACAGCCTATGGATACTGAATAATATTGGCATTTTATAGGTCCCCTTTTCTCGCACCGGGCGGGTACCAACCTGGTGCTATATACAAAAGAGAGCCGTTAGACTCTCTACTGCACTTTAATGTAAGTAATACATGCGCCCTCATCGGCAAGCATCTTTTCGATACAGGACTGGGCACACTGTGCTGATTTTGCAGAAACTTCAAATAATTCCTGCTGGGTGTCATCGTTAATGTCTTGATACAATACGGTTACTACATAGTCTTTCATAGGTTCGCTTTCTGTGGTCTGTTAGAGTGTCACTTAACTCTATAGTATAAGTATACTATCCCTATACAATCTAAGACTATTGGTCTTTCTCTTCTCCTCCCCGGCTGGTACCCACCGTGTTTCTTCTTATATATAATATGGCGGG